TTTGGATCTCTTGATTCTCTTCGAGTTCCTTCTTGGTGTCGTCCCAACGAAAGAAGAAGGTCATTGAAATCAAAAGAGAAATGATTGCAATGCAAACCAGAAGTTCTAGCGTACTAAATGCTCTCATCGGTATCCTTGCCTCCACTCGTCGTTTGCTGCGTTTGCTTCATCCTTCGCGTACCATTCGCCGTAGATGATCAGAGACTCTGGATCAGGAGCAGGACCACGAGCGTCTGCTTCGACAATCTCTTGTCCTCGTTCAGAAATCCAACCATCAAACTCATCAGTCCATCGACACAGATCATTCTTGCCGATAATCTTACCAGTAATAAAACAGATGTCTTCCATACCAATCCATTCTTCTACCATACGGGGCAGAACCTTTACCATAGTCTTGTCATTCATACGAGCCACTTACCCCTTTTGATAATACGAGTAGTCTGAATACACTCACCGCGAGCGTGCATCTTTCGCTGCTTGGTGATTCCTTTACCCAAGCGAGAAGTGGGAATGCCACCGTGTTGACGAATGGCACCCCCCTCTTTCTCGGCTTCTAAATCGAACTGATCGAGATGTCGCTTCTTGTTCATTCACAAATTATACCACATCTACGGTCCGTGTCAAGTCCTGTCAGGTGGATAGGCAGGAATATTTTCCCCCATATCATTCCATCCATAAACTTTCCAAACATCACCCACCTGAAAATCTTCGGGTGCTATAACTCTCGACCACCAGACACCCTTGCCATACTGTCTACTGCCATCTGGTGGTTGAACTTGAGCATATCCCGACACATTGGCAGAGTCTGTTGCCAACTGGTGAATGATTTCTCCATCACGGTAGATCTCAATAACCCATTTTGCATTCGGGTTTGCTTCGGCCCATTCATCAACAGTCATTTCACCATCAGATAAGTTTACAGATTGATATCCGTAACATCCTGCTGAAATGGCGGCTGGTCCTCCTGATCCCGTGTCGTCTGCGACATCGAAATCACCCTTGACTAGATCAACCGCCACTCCGCTTTTGGGACGATGAAATGCCCTCCTCGGGCATTGTCGTTCGGAGTTTCGTTCATAGTCAAGAGTAGAATATGATCAGCAGTCTCCCACAAAGGATTGAAGTCCTCGGTAATCTCGACTGGATCATCAGGTGGATCGGTGGGGTCAACATCACCCCCACCGTTCGCTGCTTCGATCTGATCCTGCCAAGAATCCGAGATGGCTTGGAATAGAATTTCCATGTCCACCATATCCACTACACCATCTTTGTTTAGATCATATAGAGGATTGTCGGTTCCGAGTGCGCCAATCAAGAGTGTCTGATCAAGTTCATCGACCCAACCATCACCATTGAAGTCTGCAAGTTGTCCTTCGAGACGAGTTACGATGTCCCATATAACTGGGACTTCGATATTTTCGCCTGCTTCTACACGCTGACTCACGACGGTAATGATTCTCTTTGTGCTGGCTTCCCAACAAACTAAACCAGAATACTGTTCTGGAATAATAGGAATGATACCATCACTGAGTTGAACAGTAAGACGAATGCTCATAGTACGAGCAACTGAAGTGCTGTTCGTCCATTCGACTGTACCGTCTAGACCGAACGGTCCAACATAATCACCCATTGGTCGTTCATAAACTGCAACTACCTGTCGATCCCCCACATCACCTTCAGAAACGGTGAGAATGGATTCTACGCCTTCGTCGCTCAACTGAGGAACTCTAGTCGTTGTAGTTGGTTTGGGCATCCGTGGAGGACAATCAATGTCCTGTGCGAATGCACTATTACTTGCCAGTACGGCTGCTAGCGTTAATGATTTCGAGATCATCTGCTGCTCCCTTCGCTGATACCTTTACCCATGCTCTACTCCAGATATAACTGCACATCACTGCACCTGCGACACTCCACATGGCGATCTCTCCGCCCTCTGTGACGGGCCAGTTCTTTAACCAACCCGTGCCTTCAAGAAGTGGAAGTCCACCAATTCCAATTGCTGCCCAAAACTCCGTGGACTTAATACCGGGTTTTGGATCTGTCGTTGTCTTTACTGTAGCCATATTATGCTCCTAATAATTAGTCTGATGCTCCAAATCCCCACTCGTCCTCATTTGGATTTGCGGGTTTTCTTTCCTGTGCTGGTGGTGGTGGGTTCTCTGGATCGTAAGTTACCATTTCGGCAGTTACGCCCCACTTAGCAAAAATCTGTCCCATATCACCAGAATCGATTCTACCATCTTCATTGAGATCGAATTGTTCATAGTAACCTGCTCCCTTCATACCAAAGGCAGCAAGAACATGTCCGAGATCAGCAGAGTCGATTACACCGTCGTTGTTGTAATCCATTCCTCCACCACTGAGTCGTGCGACCTTCCAGTCGTAACCAGTAGGACGCTTATCACTGGTTGCACCTTTGACGAAATCGACAATCTCTTGTGTCGATTCACTGTCTTGTGTCAGGGGGAAACCACCCCACTTGTTTCCAAGCCAGTATAGTTTGCCGTTCTGTTCATCCTTAACAAAGGTAGGAGTACCAGAATCACCGCTCCAGATTGCTTCTCGTTCACCCATGATGTCGTCAACTTCATATTCAAAGTCATAGACGCGAGGGGGACGACCGCCGTAAGTGATAACCTTACCACCCTTAGTGTACATGTAGTGAAGCATACCCTGATTTGTCAACTGGTAAATCTTGCTTCCAACTGGCACATAAGCGATATCACATCCTTCGATTGGCGTGACATCTTCGGGTAGTTCTTCTTTGAATGTAATGATAATACGATCACCATTAAACTCGGTAGTTGATTCCCACTCAGGATAGTAGATCTTACCACTCTTGCCCATGAAACGCTGCTTGCGTTCTTGTGCAGGAACAGTTCTCCAATAATGACGGCAACCAATTGCGTGCTTGGGTGTAATCAAAACTGTTGCCCAGTAACCACTGTTCCAATTGTTGATGTCGCTTAGGTTGTTGTTACCTGCTTTATTATTGTATCGGCGATTGCGAACATTGAAGGACGAAAGATCAAGTCCGTCTTGCATAGCGAACGAACCCTTCTTCCAACCAACGGGAATACCCTCAGTTCGTGTTGGAGGCGCGCCACCGATGTATGTTGGTTCAGGATCGTAAGCGTAGCAATCGCTCTCTTCGTATGTGTATTGTAGTCTCATCGATGTCTCCTTTAATCAAAGCCCAAACACAAGTCGGATTCTTTCCCACAGGCCAGGAACATCTTCTGGATTGTTTTCTGCACGACGAGCAGCCCTACGAACCTCTGCGTCTGTAAGTAGAATCCACACAGGATGACCATCGACTCGAAGTCGAGCAGGCCAGTAGTGGGTTGCTTCTTTTTTAGTTTTTCTTTCTTCGTTTTCTTTGCGAGTATCCATAGTAGTTTCTCCACTACTATTTATAATCAATACTGAGGACGGGACTCGAACCCGTATGTCCGTAAGGACGGCAGATTTTAAGTCTGCTGCGTATGCCAATTCCGCCACCTCAGCGTTTGTTGCTATAGTATAACACACACCGAGGTAGTGTCAAGGGGTTTCCATGTAGTAGTTGATTAGACCCTGTGATGCTACGATATCCGTAGTTGGTGCCTTAGAACCAATTACATTTATCTTAACCTTTCCACTATTCGTCATTCTATAATCAACGTCACCGGCAAACCATTTACGATCATTAAGATTTGCTTGCCAGTAGTTCTTCCCCGCTAAAATTTTAGCCATATCTTCATTGGCACCCTTCGAGGCATTAAACTTCTTTGCAATTTCTCTACAGAAAAATGCAGTGACAGACTTGGGTAAGTTCTTGACAACAACAGCATCAACGCCGGAATAATTCTGAATGGCTTTAACTACCTTGTTAGTAGTAGGAGTCATCTTTCCTTGTCGCAATGGTTCATATACATCCGCATATGGATCTTTGATTTGCGTCTTAGAAAATCCCAATAGTTTCCTAATACCATATTCGTAAATTATAGGTTTTGCTTTTCCTCTTGGTCCACCTTTTTTCGCTATTGCTACAGTTACTCCAAGAGACTCTGCAACTTTAACTATATCTTTCAATGGAGAATTTGACAATGATTTAGAAGGCACTGATAATGCCTCAGGTAATAAGTTAGTAAAGAATGATGCAGCAGCACCCTTTCCATATTTGTTTGATACGGGAATAATTGAACCATCTTTCATACAGAAAAATACATCAACTCCACTGAATGCAGGATCAGTAGGAACACAAAAACGTGAAACCTTTCCCTTACCACTTAATATGTTTGGATGAAATGCCCTTGAAGCATAGGTGGACATACCAATCAATCCTGTTATGACTTCTCCTGCATATTTACCAAGTTGGTTCATTTCGTTTTTTGGAATTGATTCATTCCATTCAAATCGATTCCATTTCTTGCTCTTTTGGTACTTCTTAAAATCTTCAGTGATATAGTCTGGTACTTTAGAGTTGTCATCAAGACCCTTTACCATAGATGCAGCGATTTGATCAGCAGATGTAAAGGTTCTACATTCTACATCTTGAGTTCCATATCTTACTTTTTCTAATTTACCACCCAGAATTAGTGTTTCGGCTCGAACACCCAAAGTCTCAGACCCTGTGGGTCTATTCATTGTACTAGCAGAAACCTTACCAGATTGTCCCTGTTTACCAGCAGCACCACCAAACTCTGTTGACTTGGACATATAAGATGCCGGGATAAAATACTCTTGCTTTTCGCTAGCGTAAAAACCATTGTAAAATAGTTTACCAGTGAAACTAGAAAGTTTCTTAACTACAGCCGCTCTCTTTTGTTTTGTATTTATAGCAGTTTTAAGAATCTCTGTATCTCTAGTACCGACACGAAAAACGATTCCATTTATCTTAAATGTTTTGCTAGTGGTCGTACCATCAGAATCTTTTTCCATGATAAAAGAATGTCCTTCACTGAACAGCCTGATCAGTGTTTCAATTCTCCCATCTCTTTGTTTGAGTTGGGTAAGTCCGAGAGCAGCCATTTATAAACTCCTAATCAACAATCCCACTTACGAAGTGCTAATGCCTTACGAGTTGGTCTGCCCTTCTCGTCTTTCATGGCACCCTTCATCCCACCCATTCTAGCACAGAATGACTTGCGTCTCTTTGCTGCCTTACCGTCTGGGTTCTTGCTCGCAGTCTTGGACGATACGGGTGCTTTGAGATCACTACCGGGGTTCTCACGCTCGTAGGATGCTCTCCCTGCTGCGTTGAGACCACCCTCCTTGTTCTTCCCCTCTTTACGTTGCCATGCACCAGACGCTTCTCCTACGTCTTCCTTATCAGGCATATCTCTACGCTTGGTAACGGTAGTCTTACCGCCTGGTCCAACGGATCGAACCTCATAGCCTATCTTCTTCTTGGGATCGAGTTTGACCTTGATCTTTTTCTTTGCCTCTTCAACTGACACTTCTTCGTTGCTTTTGTTCTTCTCTGGTGCGGGGTTATTATCTTCTTGTTCTTTTCTTCTGGCACGAAGAGCAGCAAGGGACATTCCGCCCTTTCCACTTTTTTGATATGTGTGTCTATGTGATCCTTGTGGATCTCTGGTTCCTGTCATAACTTCATCGACCTGTTCCTCAGTCCCTTCGTTTCGAGGAACACAGTTAGGGACAACCTTTCCGCCCTTCATCTTTGTACCTCGTTGAACATGACTATCCCAACATGCCTCATCAACCTGCTCGACATCTTCGTTCGTACCATACGACTTCAAGGTTTTGGCGATTGCATCATTGCGACGAAGACCCTTGTGCTTTGGATCAGTATCATCAGTAGGACGTTTTGTTCCGACACGATATCTACTACCAGAATCGGAGTTTACATTAAATGCTTTTTCTCTTCTCTGGGCCCTGGCTACCTTTCTCTGAAGAGATCGTCTTGCTACGTTCTTTTCAGAAGCGGGCAGATCCTTTCTATTTGAAATAGCAGCACCGATTCTACCCGCATCCTTAGAACTAACGTCTTCATTAGTCCCATCACAACCACAATCCTCTACCAACTCATCACAATCATCATGAGAATTCATCTTTTCGTTTAGGTAATCAGTGAATGATTTCATTTCTTCTTTTCCTTCTTGTAGGGAACTACACGGTCGTCCATCGCATCATCTGAGTTTTCTGCATCGAGAGCAGCATCATTTCTCTCTCGTCGCTTCTTCTCTTCTGGTGTCTCGTCATCATAATACTCTAGAAAACTTTTCACTTAGGGCCTCGCAGTCTCATCTGAAGATCTCGCATCTTTCGTGGCTTGGTATTACCAGGCTTTCCAGCCTTGTCTGACTGATACTTCCTGACATAACGGGCGCGTTCAGCATCAGTTGATGGGAGTCTTACATTCGCCACTGTATTGCGAGTTGGGTTGTCTCGGTGCTTTCGATCACGCTCCTGTGCGGCAGTCATATCCTCAACACCTTCTCTGTTATTGAGCATAAATTTCTTATCTCGTTCTCGTCGTCTTGCTTCTCTATCACCTGCACTTGATTTCTCTGGGTGGCCTGGATTGTGAACATTCTTTGGTGTTCTAGCGGCTAGAATCTTTGCTGCTCTCTTGGCACTATCAGCCATTCCCTCGGCAACTCCATGCTCAACATGATCCTTGGTGAGACGGGGGTTTCTTACATTGCGGGAATCGTATGGTTTAGTCTTGGGCTTACGAGCAGTCTTAATAAGTCTACCAATGTCGTTTGCTTTGATGGGAAGGCCAGGACTATCATCCTTGTATGCAGGATGACCGCTGTATTTCGTGCGAACCTCTCCACTCGTTCGTGATCCCTTCGGCCCGCGATCTCGTTTGCCCTTACCAGTGACCTTACCAGTAATACCCTGATCTGGGTGAGCAGCGTCATACTTGATTGCTTCACCTACGGTAACGCGATCCATCGGACCCTTGAACATTGCACCCTTGTCGTTCTTGATGTGAACATTTCTACCATCAATCTTTACGACCTTACCCTTGACACCAGAACCACCTTTAGTGGCGTGTCCGAGGTGAACGGTATCACCGACCTTTGCTTCAATGACTTGTTCAACTTCTTCTCTCTTAAGTTCTGGTTCTAGTTTGTTCTTGCGAGCATCGAGACGAGAGAGTGCTGCAACCACGCCCTTTGCGGACTTGTTAGTTTTGGGGGAGTGTTTGCCAGTATAAAGATCACTCTGGACTTCTCCTCTTCTCTTGTGAACGTAAGAACGAAGAGTCTTCGATGAGACTTCATCAACCTGTTCTACATCTTCCTTGAAGACTTTCTTCATGCGAGGGCCTTCGTCGGTGCGTAGTATTTTACCACCATGCTTCTTCATGATCTTTGCCATCTGCTGATGCGCCCGTGTTGGACTACCGACACCTGCTCCTACTGGACCCTCTGTTCTGACCTTACCGTCACTGGTTCCAGTCGAAGATCCTAATCTTTTCTGTGAGATTTCTCGCATGAACTCTTGTGCGGTTTCTTTGTCTGCGAACTGAAACTCAAAGGATTCCGTTAGTTCGACATCTTCACCCATACGACCCCTGTAGTTTTTACCGAGGATCTTACGCATGTCGATATCAGTCTTCGCCTTTACCACACCCCTTTGTCGCTTTCGCAACTTGTCCATCTCACCCTTGTCTGCTTTCATATGACTTGGTTTGTCTGCCATTCGAGTGACACGCTGGGTGTTGTCCTTCTGTGCCTTGCTGATGTACGATCTTAAGGTTTTTACCGTGAGTTCATCAACCTGTTCAGCATCTTCGCGGGTATACTTCTTACCAATCGCCTTCTTTCTACCCTTAGTGCGGTTTGCCAACTCACGCTCTAGGTCTGCTCTGTGCTTATCAGAGACTGGTCCGAGTTTCTTTGCCTTCAAGACGTTCTTGATACCTTCGATGTCACCTCTTGCCTTATCTGCATAAGATCCGAGGGTATCGCGGTTGAGTTCGTCAACCTGCTCGACTGCTTCCATGACATCACTGACTTTCAAATATATGTCACTATCGGCATCATAATACTTTCCTGCCTTTGTATCATAGTAGAAGACTTTACCAGACTTCTTACTGCGGTATGGACCTTCGAGTCCTTCTTTCTCACGGTTGGGGTTTCTCGCACGATCGATTGGTGGAACGATAAACTTTTTCTGGTATGTCTTGTAGTGTGCCTTTGCAGACATCTCATCAACCTGTTCTACTTCTTCTCTCTTAAGTTCTGGTTCTAGTTTGTTCTTACGAGCATCAAGACGAGAGAGTGCATTAACAACTCCCCTGTTGTTTTTCTTGAGTTTAGAATCGTTATGTCCGCCATCTTCTCGGGAAAGATCCTTGACGGTTTGCTTTCGTCTCTTAGTAACATAAGACCGAAGGGTGTCTGACGAGACTTCATCAACTTGCTCGACTGACTCATACTTGCTACGGATACCATCTTTACGTTCCTGTTCAATCTGCTTGGCACGGGCTGCTTGATCCTTCCTGACCTGAGCATAATACCTCTGCATGGAAGGAGTCTTCTGTGCATCCTTCAATCCATCCTTGTGAGCAATTCCTGGCCCCATGGCCTCACCAATCTTTAGATTGAGTTTCTTATTGCTGGGATGCTGCGAACCCAAACGTCTTACGCCACTGGTTCTTGCCTTCTTGCGGTGGAGTGAATCCATTGCTCCGTGCATATCCTCGGGGGAATATGGCTTTCCATCCTTACCGCCATCCTTGCTCATACGATACTTGGTGCGGAGACGAATCTCTTCTGCCGACTTCCTTGAGTCGAACTCTGCCTCTTCTAGATCTTCGCCTGGATGATCATGCTCAACGTGATCGTAGTGTGCTTCTCCTAGATGGATCTGTAGGTCGTCCGTAGCGACTCCCTGCTCGATTCCATGCTCGAACATGACATCGTACCAGTCGATGTCACCGAACTCGTCAGGAGCAGCGTGCTGCGAGTGAATAGGGTTGCCATGTCCGAAGTCAGCGTGTTCAACATGGGTAGCACAGAAGTGAGTGCCCTTTGGATACTTGCCATGTAGTTTGGTGATTCTCTTCTTCTTTGCCTCACTGAGGTCAAGATCAATCAACTCATCGTCGATTTCGAAACCTTCGGTGTGGACGATCTTTCCGCCCTTTGCTTCGACCGAGATCTTGGCGCCCTTGTTATTGGCTTTAGAGAATGCAACAACGTCCTTTAGTTCTCCGTGTTCAGCACCACGGAAAGTATCGACTACCTTACCACCCTTAATGGCAACAACAGTAAAGGGACCATCCTTCTTACTTACCTTCAACGCTTCATCGAGATCGACTTCTTCATTGGTGGATTCCCAACTACCACCAGCGGCCTTGTAGTGCTTCGATGCCCATGCGTTAGCATAAGCAGAAGGATATACTTCAAACTTAGATTTGGCAGCAGAGATTGACTTGGTCCATAAAGCAGGATTAGTGGGTTTGTTCTTCTCGTTGAGAAGATCTTCATTAATCTGCTCATTAATCATGTCGTTTAAAAATTCTTTTGCTGATTTCATATCTCGATCTTCCTTCTTAATATTGTTTGAAACGTTGATGGGTTTATTACCCGTTCCTGGCCTATCTGTATCTGGATCTTGTGCTTTCTTACGCTTCGCAGCGTTTCCGATTGCTTTCTTTCCGCCTTGAGACCGTAGTTGTCTTGCCTTCTTAGGAGATAAGCACTTTGGTTTACCTTCACCTGGCTTAGAGTCACCACACTTACCGACTCGTTCGCCTTTAGTGTTGTATCTATCCCAACCTGCTTCTCCACCTGCGGATTGTCCGAACCACTTACCGAGTCCAGAGTTCTTATAGACCTCTTTCACAGACTCGCCAGGTGTATCTTTCTTATACTTCTTCAAGAGTTCTTTAGTTCCAAAGAACCCTGCTCCAGCGGGTTTGTCTTTTTCACTCATCTACAGTCTCCTGAATGTATGTATAAAAAATTAGGTGGCCGAAGCCACCCAATTCAAGCCTGCGTTATCTGTAAGATACGTTCTGCTTGTAATTCTACCTGTGCAGTTCTTTGTGCGCCAGGCCAATATAGATAATCCTTATCTCCGTTCTTCTTCAGATTGATCAGAAGAGGAAGAACTAACTGCTCAATCTCATTCATTTTGGCTGCAAGTAGTTCATCGTACTGTGCTTTCACGGCACCAGCACCCTCACAGGTACTATTCATTTCAACAATCAACTGAAGTTTGTCTTGAATAGCAGAAATTTGTTCTGGCGTTACTTGCTCTTCTTCGGTAACCCCACCAATGAGATCTTTTAGTTCATCTTCATTAACGGCCATAAAACCGAAAGATTGATTACTATCAAAACCATCCATAAATTCTGGATTTGTGTTGTTTGTCATTACTTAAACCTTTCTGAAATATTAGTATCAGTTTTCTCTTGCATTTCCATCCCGACTTTACCTTCACTACGATAGATGGGAGGCCCTTCTACAGTCCATTTATTATCTTTTCGCTTGAATAAGTTATAGTCAGTATTATCAGCCCACATTTCTCTACTACCGTCCACCGAAATGATAAGAATTCTATCATCCTTTACTTCTTTTATAATCACAGTTTCAAGTGTGTTGCGATTGAGTGCAAACTTTCCTGGCTTAAATTCGAGTTCCATTCATGTTCCATTTCTAGCATCCCATCTCTCGAAGAGAAATGAATACTTTTAAATACTGCTTTACACCAAGGCATACAGAGACAACAAGGCTTAGCGATTCTCATCTCGCCAAACCTGTTGAATCTAAAGTTATATAGGTGAAGGTTTTTACGCTGTTCTGTTTTCAGGAGTGCATTGAGTTCACTATGCATTTCTGAATATCGATATCCAATAGCCTTGGCAATAGGATGTGTCTTATATTGATTGGTTCCAATTGAAACAATTTCACCCTTCGAAACGATGATCGAAACGTGCTTCTTCTTTCGATCTAAGTTCATGCAAAGAGGTTTTGCAATATCAATCAGTTTTTCGGTAAACATATTTATTAGTAGAAGGCAGAGTATTGACCCACTGCTGAACAATCTGACTAGACAACTGTTCGGCTGAAATATTGTTATAAACAGCGAAGTCGATTAATGATTTGAATTTATCCTCACTCAGTGGAATGTTTACTGTAATAATTTTATCAGACATAAAATGAACCCTTTGTAAAATGAACTCCACGGGCTGGACTCGAACCAGCAACCTTGCGGTTAACAGCCGCACGCACTACCAATTGTGCTACCGTGGAAACACTGCCCTCCGAAGGAACATGGGCGGCAGGACTCGAACCTGCGACCTGCGGATTAGAAGTCCGCTGCTCTATCCAACTGAGCCACGCCCACTTCAATTATCGCAACTTCTTGCCATTACCGCAACGAGCGGTTTTAGCAGCAGCATTGCCCTTCTTCTTTTTAGAAGAACGAGGGCGTCCAACGTTCATACCACGGAACTCATCCTTTGCACGCATACTCTTAGACATTATTAATCCTTATCAGTTAGTGAGTTTAAGACCAGCGGCATCTACAAGACCCTGACCCTGCGGACCCTTGGGAACAACAAGTCCATTACCAAACTGAGAATTATAATGATTCTCAAGTTCAGGCTTAAGATCTAGAACAAACAAAACAAAGTCGTCTGGAAGATCCATACCATCATCAGCAACGTTAGTATAAGGCATATAAGGCATCAGCCCTACAGATCCTTCTCCAGTAGGAACAAGAATCACGGGACTATCAAGATGAGCAGTCCCACCTTCATTAATCGTATACTTTCCAATCAGTTCCTCACCACTCTTAAGTCGAACAAGTTTCACTTCACTCATTTTTTAGAATCCTTTTTGTTTGAGTTTTTTGTGTTTTTCTTTTTACCGAAAATCGCTTCATAGTTTTCGGCGTATTTCTTGCGGTCTACGGCTCTATACTTTGAACCCTTACCCGCTGCATGTTTATCACCCATTATTTTCACTCCATTATTATACAAGGTACAGTGAATAAGTCAAGTCATATACATATATATCGAGGAACTAACTAAAGGAATTTCTAATGGACTACTTTGGAATTAAAGCAATTGACGCAGGTGTAACGGCGACCGACAACTACAAGGCATTTTATGCGAGTACTAGTTCTAGTATTGTATTTACATCAAAAGCAGGAGATGAAATAGTAACAGTAACCGTACCAGCAGGATCAATTCTTCCTGTGTTTAGTAGAGCAACTTACCCGGCATCTACTGGTACATTTTTCGGTCTTTATTGAATTTGTGTGACCCCCGTCGCACGGAAGCCCGCTGATGACTTCACACATCGGCGGGCTTCCCTCTAATTAAAAATAGGTGTGTACCCCGAGAAAGCCGGCTGAGACTTTATCTACCTCAGCCGGCTTTCACTTTATATCAATGGGACTCAGGGCTATTGTATACCTGAAGGAAACAGAACGAACGTACAATGTCTGTAGTAATCTGTTTCCACCACTCTACACATCCCGCTAAGGATCATCTCATACAAGCATTTCTGCATCATACGGACAGGTCGCTAAACCATTTAGAGTTTGCACTATCCCCATTCGTAGAGGATTATTATGCGAGTCCCGTGCAAGGGGTAATTAGTCCCTTACAATTTTTTTCCATTTCACATCGAGAGTTTTGTCATACATCATTAGATAACGGTGCTTCCTACTTCTGTCTCGCCACTCGCCTTCGAGTCCACTCATCTTTCCTCTAGAGTGTTTAACGAAACTACCATCTTCTTGCTTGATCCAGAAATCCTTTTTAGGATCAGAGAGTCCATAGTAACCGAAGTTAGACGCCCTGTAAATAGTTCCTTCATGGAATTCTGAATCAGCATAACTTAATACTGCTCGCACTTCACAACTTTGCCGCAACTTCCGCAGACATTTTGCCACGAACCATGACGCCAGATTCCTTTCAGAACTCTGTGGTGTCGGGTGCAAACACAACCGCGAGAGTTCAAAGAGTCCTTGCTGCTCCGTTCGCTTGAGTCCGAATGCAGACTGGGCGAGTTCTGGAACTGGGAGGCCAGTGAAGATACAGACTCCAAGAGGGCCTTCAGCGGAGATGGGTTCGTCACGAAACAATCCATAGTTGTAACCACTTTTGAATCCTTTGGAATGATCCTTCAGGTAGTGGTACTTGAGAAGTAATTGTGCGGCTTCTTTCTTACCGATGGGTGAGATTGTGAAGTCACTTTTCATAAAGCGGGTGGAGAGAATCGAACTCTCATGAGCAGGTTGGAAACCTGCCGTAATGCCTTTATACGACACCCGCTATGGGGTCGGGTGGGGAGCATTCCCCACCCGACGATTTGGGTCTGATCAATTAAGATCAGAGAGAGAAGCGGTTGCCCTCGGCGTCATAGCCGTAGGTGCGGTTGCCAGGATGAACATCATCCATGAAGTAACGGGTCATACCAGTAGCGGTAGATTCGCTAGTGATTTCCCAGTTACCAAACGCTTCAACCTGCGACTTGATATCGCTAATGGTTGCTCGGAGGTTTCCGACGCCGAATCGTGACTTCGCCTCGTTGGGGGTGAGACCCTTGCCGCCGGCAAGGTAGTTCATGACGCGACGACGCTTGGTGAGAGTGTTACTAGACATTACGCTGATTCCTATTGACTGGATAAAGAAGAAGTAAGTGTTGTGCGTACCAGTCCTTCGCACTCGACTTTGTATATTGTATCCGAATCTGGTTGGTTGTCAACCCTTTGATTCGGTTTTTCTCAAAAAGTTGCGGGTGGCGAGTCCGCGTAACGCCAGGGTTTGACCTAAGATCCCTAAACTTGGATGCCTGTTGCTTGTTCCGAGAAGGTCGAACGATCTCGGGCTGAACTATAGGTCAGCGGGACTCATTTATATAAATCATATTATAAGTTAGGCTATTAGTCATCGGTCGTTACGGGATCTTAGTCATTGAGTTCGTCTCCACTTGTGAAATAGTATTATACCATACATCGACTCTTTGTCAACTCACCTGAAGAGAATCTTCCCAATTTTCTGAGAGATACCAGTTAGGCACATCGCTGTGTTTCCAAGAGGCAATTGCCTTTTTTTCTTTCAGGTAATACTGCCTATAGGCAGAAACTGCGTTCTTAGGCACTTTGCAGTAGTCAGGCATAGCCTGTGCAAATGGTGTCATCGTGAAGCAGTCTAGGATCCCTTGTGGTGCGTTCTGTTGACACCAGTCGAGGATGGTCTGGGAAGCGTGACGACGACCGTAGCGACGGGTGTACTCGTTACAGAGAGCGATCCCGTGATCAACCAACCACCAGTAGTTCGCTACCGTCTCTCTAGCCCAGATGGTACAGGGATGGTTCACCATCGTCGAGCGATAGAGGAAGTTCTCTTGGGTAGGATGAACCCATGTCCTGATCCTTCTGCCATTCTTAGACAGCCTAATTGTTTCATCTCCATTCAATACTCGATGAATGGTCGAAAGCATTTGGGCAGTTTCAAGAGGCATTTTTACCACATGCTTGTCGCACATTTGTTGTGCCGCAAGCCATGGGTTCTCAGACAGTACAAAAATGTTCATTACTATTCCGCGAGAAAGTAGGCGAGATCATGTTCACTCATGGTTTCACGAAGTCCGTCGAAGTCAACCTTATAAAAAGTCTTTCCTTCTACTTCCTGAACCTCTACGATTTTACCTACTCGTTTGCTGTTGGAATGAATTACTGATTCGTTTAGATTGTAGTTACTCATCGTTTTTTACCTTTACGCTTTGCTTTAAGATGTTCAAAGTCATGATACTTATCACGATCTAATGGAAGAAGTGCTGCTAGGGTTTTTATTATAGTAGCAAGTTCACGATAGTCAATCAGATCGAGTAGATATTTTTCATATCCAATTACCGCTGCTTCGCTGGCCTCAACAACACTCTGGACCCACTGTTTCTGATCGGGGTTCTGATCGGCTTTGTAATTCATCACTACCCTCCTTTGCAGATTCAAACAAACACGGTGTTTCCGCATCCGTCTTCTTTATATATTCCGCAGCCTCTCTGAAAATATCAGAGAGTTCATCAAGAGTATCGGCGTCGAATCCATCAACCATACTATCAGCATTAAAGTTGAAGAGACAAGCACGCCAGTTGTTGTGGTTCCTTACGAGTTCAATCCGAGGAGTACCACAACCAACATAGTCCCAAGGCAATTTAAAAGTAGGTGTAAACATTTCAATCGTTCCTTTCATCAATACGTCGGTTAAGTTCATCATAATGTTGATCGCGGCCGCGGACTAGTTCATCATAGTCTGAGGCACGATCTCGTTCAATGCGACCGATCTCATCATCACGTTCCCATTGGTTTTCTCTGTCGCGGGCCGAGACGCACATGAGAGCAATAGCAATTCCTACAAAAACGTAGAACAGATTCATTTGATCAGTCTGCTGCCCGTAAAAGGCAAGACCACCAAAGATTACGGCAAGATTAGTTGTGCTTGCAAGTTTAAACATTATATTAGTCTCCTAGTTTTTCAATGTTAGGGGTAAAGTCAATTACGGTTTGCATGTCAAAGGATCTCCAACCATTTTTTTCGATGTCCCAAACAATCAACCGATTTCCATCATTCAAGTCTTCTACTGACATCTTCTCTCGTACAAGAACTTCAGGCGTCCATGTGCAGTACATCACACGCAAAAGAGCGTTTGATTTCTTTTTAAAGATTACTCGGCAAATTCCTTCTTCAAGAGATGCAACCAATTCTTCTGGTGTATACGTTCCCATCAATTATCCTTCTTGTTTAGATTTCGCATTTTTTCACGAATGCGTTTGTTCTCGATCCGAGTCTTTTCTAGTTGTTCGTCTCGCGGGATTTGCCTTTTTGTAAAAGATCGAGCAGTTTCTCGCGGAACCCTGTTGTATTCTTTATCAGACATTATAGTTTCTCATTTCGGAAGTGGTGCTTCGTAAAAGATTTTGATACCCAATGCTCGGGCAAGAGCAAGTTCGGCGTTTGCGCCCCTACTCTTCTCCCAACCAGACATCATGTAGATTGCCGTACACTCATCACAAATAGAATCCATATCACGCTTCAAAGCAGCACGCATAAACTCATGGTCTTCGTAACAATTGTCTGGGTCAAACTCGTAAGAGGGCGAAGTAGGTTTGCCCTGTTTACGATCTAGTTCTGCTGGATTAATTACATGCCAACCCTGCTCTAGAAGGACACGGGCGCATCGATCAAAAGCAGGGTAGTTGTAGTTCTCGAACCCACGCATGGGCCCAGCGACGTAGATTGTTGGTTGTCGTTCCATCTTAAATAAACTCCAAGTGAGTCGGGGGAGACTCGAACTCCCGAAAATAACGTTATAAGCGTTACTGCTGATGCCATCCGCTTCCGACCCTCGTTTTATATATTATACACTTTGCTCGTTGAATGTCAAGCGAGTCTTCTTGTTATTTACATGACCTTCTTCGTTCTTGTTGAAGTAGTTCGACTTCTGTCGATCATCATCATGTCCCAAACGATAGTTCATTCCACTAACAGGTTCGTCAATCTTTGAACGATTACCAACATGAACAGCAATAGAAGAAATCATATGGTTAGCAATACGAATTGCCTCATTCTCATCTGTGCCTAGTGGGATATCAATATGCAGTCTATACTCACTCATCAACAATTTCCTTTCCAATGGAAGATACACGATACGCGATTTGAATAAATTCTTCTGGTGTCACTCGGGCCAAATGATTCTTACCTTTACCAAAGGGTACAGTTCCGCCATCTGAGTCTTGAACTGTAACCTGAACATTGGGTATTGAGAATAGATCTAGAAAATCATTATGGTAAGTTTCGGCTTCAACGTTAGAACAATCCTGATCCGTACCCCAAGAGGCAGTGATACTATATGAGTTATCAAAAGTTAAAACAATTGATGTACGACCACTCTGTAGTTCAACATTGAATTCACTACTCATTATCATACCTCCGTATGAACGCAACGTACGTCAGCATAATGGCAGTAGCAATTAGCAGTAGATCGTATTCTGTTTCCAAGTTAGAAAATCTCATTAGTGTTTTTAGTATTAATCATTGAAACCGCTACAAGGGTAATTATAACATGAAGCGAAAACGTGTCAAGGAATATTTGTCGTAATATTAGAACTGACTTCTGGAGCATCCTCGCTTCGCGGATTTTCACTATTCTGAAAGAAAATATCTTGACCAGCACCATTGATAATATGTTCTATCATTTTGAACTGAGGGATTTGTTTGTTAGGTTGTTTGAATTTAAACTGATCGATAAATTCTCGAATCTTTTGATCTGCTAAAATTGAACTGGTGAAATCACCGAACAAATATTCAGATATGATAGTAGGAGTCACCGACTCATCTAGAGGTGATCCGTAGTTATAACCATAACACACCCAAACACGATATACTTTTTCTAATGCCATCACATTCTCCTAGTATATTTAGACGATGGAGATTGTGCCACCACAACCATACGCCAAATCGGTTAATTCATTTATGTCGATACTGTCTTCATCATTCCAGAACAGTTCGATTGAGTGTGTGTCACCACGATGGACACCACCAGTTTCAATAATCGGGGCCGTTCCTCGAATGATATCAACGAAAGACATTTTCAGTTCATACAAAGACTGTTCAAATTTGTTTCGATCATCACGGGTAATAAAAGTAAAACCTGCTTGCATTCTATGCTCCAATAAAAAGAATCACCAGAGGGGATCTTACGATCCCCCCTGGCATATGTCACCTTCGGTTAACGCGGAAGGCGGTTTCGATCTCTCGGTAGAGAGAGTCAGTGGAACGAAGCCACTTGTTTTGGTGAGAATTGATATCGACGATGCTCGTCTTACCATTCTCGTCCGTGGCTTCGGTGATGTACCAGATGGTATCACCATGCTCCATCAGGTAAGTCACCTGAGTGTAGTGGTGCCGAACCACGGTCTTTTCAAAAACGCTAGACATGATATGTCTCCTATGCGTTTTAGTGAGGAGGAGAGAAACGTTCTCTCCATGTCTCATCCCACCCAGCAAATCTCGGATGGGTTGTTGTTCCACTTCTTACGATCCTGCTTTGGCGACTTATCTCGTCCCCAAGTCTTGGCTCGATTAGAAGGGCGTGCCTTGTCTCCACGCCATTCCTTCTTTTCGTTTTTCATACGCTTTCGACGTTCCATAGAATCCTCGAATCATCTGGGTCTGCACGAAGGGTCATGATGGCATGATAGTCATCATTACCAAGATTCTCATCGACCCACTTGTCTTCCTCTTGCTCCGTCATATCCTCGGGCATAGAAAGAAGAGTCCAGTCTCCACCAAACTTGGTGATATCTCTGAAGTAGATGTCTCGCCAAACCTTGGGCTGTCGCCTAGTTGCTTCGACTAGATTCTCTACTTCATCGAACGTCGTTTCGTTCGGGATCCACGACCAATACCGATAGCCGTACTCTTCTTCTACAAGGATTTTGAGTTCTGTTGAAATCATCATGTTTCCGTCTGGTGTGTATATCGTTGCTGTGAACATGTATGTATTATACCCTAAATCTCTCATGCGTCAAGAGCATACTCCGACATATATTCATAACCAGACTTATCCTTGAGATACTCTGTCATGTTGTCTTCCATTTGCTTTGCCATTGCTGGTGAGTTCTTGGCAGTCTCTACATCCTTGAGAAAGTAACCATCTTGAGTGAGTTCTTCCCAAGCCTGTCTGGCATGAGATTGCACAACGTCAACAACACTCTCGGTGTGGCCCATCATGAACCGAACCTTCTCGCCGTTCAGCATGTAGATGATGATTCTATAATGTTGTCCGTCATTACCACAAAGAAGGTAGGTAATGCGAGTATCCCATGTTGCTTTGTATCCTGCTTCTTCGTTCATCGTTCAATCCTCAAAAGGGCATGTCGGAGCGGAGCAGCAAATCTTCGTCCTCGCGGCGCCCCTCCTCGCGGAGGCGGCGGGCGGATTCCACGGCTTGACCATAGGTCTCAGACCACTGGTTCTCAACACTGAAGTGTTCCCGCTCCATGGCGCAGTTGCTCATGAAGATTTCCTTCGCCGCTTCCAGCGAGATCGGGGATTCGACGGTATCGTCGTTGGTTCGGACGGCGAGCATGAACTGAATGTCCACTCCGCCCAAGATGTCGATGCACCCGTTGCTGGTGATCAGGAGATCCATCACGCCAGTGACGGAAATTCGGTGTAGTACGGTATCGGTCATGGGTTTTTCTTCCTTCGTTTCCAGTTCATGATTTCCACGATGTACGGGGGCGGCGTGATGTCGGGGTTCGCGTTGAACCACTTGATGAGTTCTTTGCGGAGATCCCAGTATCGTCGGGCGTCGGAGGTATCCTGCACCTCTCGGCTTCGCTTATTGGCGGAAACGAATCTGTATCCTGTGTAACTACGCATATCACCATCCTTCGTTTGAGTCGTGGCGGGACACAGCGTCCCAAGTCGGTTCGGGCGGATCGTAGATGTAATCATCATCGTTGGAGTCGCACGAATTGTACGGCTGCTGCATCACCAGCAGATCGGAGAGATAGTCGCCGAGGTCCGCCTTGGTGTAGATCCCGTATCCCGCCCAGTGATCGAGATCATCGATGAGGAGGAAACCACCCTTGGCATCGGCGTTGATCGTCTTGATGTAGTGACGCAGATCGACGGCATCGGCAGTGGTCTGGTGGTTGTGTCGGTCGTTCATATCAGTTGTCCTCCGTGAAGATACCGCTAGCGGCACAGAAATCTTCCCAGTTCTCATAGGTGATGGTGGAATCGGGATTGATGCAGAACGCACGAGCAGCGGATTCAGAGATCTGCTCTTCTGTACCGTTGTCGGTATTGACGATCATGAAGACTCGCGTACCATCGTCGTCGCAGACGACGACTTCGAGGAAGTTGTTGATCGGGTAGTAGTTGACGATGTTGTCCATGTTTGGTTTCCGTTAGGACCAGTGAGTCGTCCCCGCTGGGACATGTATATTATACCATACTCAGGCAGGAATGCAACCCATTGAAGGAATATTCCCAAAATTGGGGACAAATTGTGGATAACTTTTAGTGCCTATTTGACGAAAAATGGGGGTTTTTGGCTTGACTGGCATTATCGGACGAAAAGGAGGAGCCCGAAGGCCCCTCCCGTCCGTCCAACCAAATATTCAACCCAATATCGATTACTCTGCGGGCGCAGGCGGCTGTTCGAGAATCATGTTGGTATGATCGTCGATAGGAATAGGCGACTTATCGTGTTCGCATGACATATCTTGAGGCAAGACATATGAGAATCGTGCGATATCACTAAGTTCTGGTTCCTTACCTTGTTCAAAACACCAGTTGAAGTAATACTTGTAGTTATCAAAAACTTCCTGTGCCTCGTCTATTACGCCGTGGCGGCCCTTCTTGAAATTTCCTCCCGCTGGTTCTCCGCCCAGACCGAGGGTCATGTAAGTCGGGCGATGTGTCGGGTTTCCCTTGTTTACATCACCATTACGAAAGCGTGCAACTGCCTTTCCCATCTCTCGCCATGCAGTTGCATTCTTCAAGACGGATTCGTAACCCTGCTTGTTGTCATTCCAACTACCGCCAGTTCCGATACCATGATTTGCCAACATTTTCTTAGATTCTGTGGCATCCCATGACCTAAATTTAACTGGAACACCCGTTGCTCGCTTAACCATGTTCCGAAGACCTCGCTTAAAGGTAGCGCCTCGTTCGGGACACAGTTGATCAATCGCGGCATCAATCTCTGCGTCGTTGTTCTTATCGATCAGACCTTGCTCGCAAAGGTCTTGAAGGTTTAGAGCCATCTCCGCCTTTGTGGGTTCCTTACATGGAAGACCAATGTTCAATGCCTGCTGGAGAATATTCTTTTCCAAATCGCTATGGAATTCAATCACTTCACAATTCATTTCATAGTCTTCACCCTCCACGGCTTCGGCTGCGTCCGTGCTATGAAAACCATCAAACAGGCAAGGATTGCCATTCTCATCTAGATATACGACTGGTGGGTTAGATCGCTCGATATAACCAATGTTCGCAATAGAGTCTTTAATATGAGCCCTATTGTCAAGATCTTCACCACCAGCGATTGTTCGTGGTACATTGGTTTTTTTGTCCCGAAAGATATCCTTAATCTTATACTTTCGGATACCATGCGAGGTAACTCCACCCTTATCGATAGCCAACTGAATCCTAAAATTCTTACTCGTCTGACTCATTTGAGTCTCCTATGTTCTGTCGTTAGATCCGTCTGTCACAACGTGTGAGAGATCGTCCTTACAACTGTGATCATTATACACTAACTGTCGAGGGTGTCAACCCTCATTCAAACTTTTTCTCTACCCTGATCGGACTACCCCATGCGTCCTCTGCCCACTCGTACTTTTTTCTCTTCTCCGGTCGCTTTTTTTTCTCCACGGCCAGCAATTTTTTCAGCAGCATAATACTTTCCTCATGCCGCCGAATCTGCTCAATGATCAGTTCTTCCATCAGTTACCATCCCATCCGAGTTTGCGAAGTTGAATCTTAACCTTCTTCCAGTAACCGAGCGTGCTATCCTTACGATAACCATTCGGCCCGCCATTGTGAATGCGTGCAATGTCCTGCACCGTTACACTTCTTCCCAGTCTCTTTTCGGTAGCGTATCGTTTCATGTACGATTTCACAATGCGTTCCGCATACTTTCGATCGTAGCAATCTCGATACTCGCCGTTGATCCCTGAGAACTCCGTGGCATCCATCCAGTACACTTCCCAGATCTGGAAAGCACCAATCGCATTCCCACCATCACCGACGGCACGATCGTCCCCACTCGACTCTACAATCCGAATGGCGTTGAGTACCATACTCATATCATCGGCGGGAGGAACGTTCGTATAACCGAGAACACACGGGAGAATGAATTCAATCATTTCTTTTCCTGTTCCTTTTTCTTTTGTTCTTGTTCATCGCGTTCACGCTGAAGGTCCGCCGATTCATATCGATCTTCCATCATCCATCAATCCTATATTCTTCGAGATCGCCCTCTTCCAACTCATCACACTCATCATAGAGGTTCGAGAGTTTAGTCTCTTGATCATGGAACAATTCCATGTAGTTACGTCGAGCCTGTTCGATTGCTTCTTCTTTGGTCATATCAGACATTGCCGCATCTCCAGTATTCATCGGCCAGTTCGTATTGTAGTTGAGTCGCTTCACGTTCGCCTTCGCCCTTCCATGTTCCGCGTTCCCACTGCCACAGATGCACGCATTCGTGGAACACCGTAGCGAGCGTATCGCGTACCGACTGATCGACTGCAATGTCAATCACATAATCGACACCGCCCTGATCCCACTCGTAGCATTGTCCGTAACACTCGATATCCTTGTACTGTCTGGCGTTCGTGGTGATCGTGATGTCCTCATGTTCACCATCGAAGTCGTTGAGTTGCATGTTGTATCGGTTCAGGAACCATCGAATGGCGTTGACGACCATGAGACCCTCATCCTTCGTACAACCCGAAGCGGGATACCCGATAATGTAATTCTTTTTCACGTTCTTCATGGCTTATCGTTTCGCATAGACCAGATAATGAGGAAGGTAAATACCAAGAAACAAACGGTAACGGTGTTGAGAATAAGAGAGATGCTGTCTGTCATTTGTTTTCCTTGAGTGAATGTCGAAAGGCAATTTGATCTTCTATCAGATTCATTATAGTATAACCGATCATGGTGAAAATTACAATGATACTCATGATGATTTCCGCAGTAAATTGTGATTCAATATCGGCGATCATTGATCATTCTCCTTCCGCCACTACGCTTTCTTTCTTTTCTTCGCTCGATTGTGTGATCGACACGCTCGAAGAGATGATAGAACACGAAGAGGATACCCGCGAGGAATCCCACGATAATATACGGAGCCAATTCATCCATCATTCGATCCTGTGCCGTTTGGATTACGAAATCTTCGATCATTGCGAAAACCCTTTGAAAAAAGGTATTTGGGGTGAAAAATATCCCCGGAGAATTTTTGGGATTTGGAGTCCCGTAAAAGTTTCTGAGAATCCCTCCGAGAAGAAAATAGGGACCGATCTGCTAGCGATCTGGAACCGCTAGGGAACCTAGATCGCGTGGCACTGTTAGGATGGTATTAGGCAGTCATCGCTCGACCGAGAACGGTATCCGTCAGCACATCGACGGCATCACCCACCACATCCTCGCAGCATTCGCCGGCGACATCTTCGACAATGGTAACGTGATCAGACTCTAGTGCGTCTTCGTTCTTCATGTTACGATACGATGCGAGTTCTGGCACGCTATACAAACCACGCTTGATAACACGCTTCTGGTCCTTCACGATCCAAGCAGGCGCCCATGCGATACCATGATCGTTGGCGATAACCTTGAGATCCTTACGGGAGAACTCCGTGGTAGTCATGCTACCAATGGATTCGGCGATGCATCGAATGAATGCTTGCTGCTTCGCCTTGAGGTTGGTATAGAGGGAGGGATCGATGTCGGTCATGAGATTGGTATTGTTGTTCTGTTCGTTCATGTGATTCTTGTCCTTGTTCAGAGTGATTCGAGGGCGTCAGTGATATCAGAGGCCCATTCAATAAATTCGCTAATGATTTCTTCTTCGGTGTCAGTGAGGAACGATTCCCCTACTAGGGAGAGAAGTCTAATAGTCATCCCTACCTGCACCATCTGTACGCTAGCATCGATGACACGATCGCTCAATGCTTGTACTTCGGGGTCTTGTGGGTCGATGGTTTCCATCATCTGTACCATGACGTTCAATTGATCGGAGATGTCAGCAGTGTTATCTACTTTCACAGGGCGAAGTCCTCTTCGTGAGTGTTGATCGGCTCGGCGATACCAGTACAATGGTAGCAATCGCAATTAGTGGTGATGACCATCTGGCCGATGGGCAATCCATCGTAGTTGTCTTCGATCGCGGGATCGAGGGTCGGGTCGGATGATGCGTCGATGTACGGATTCAGCATTGAATGCTCCAAGAGAAGTGAAATGGTCCCGCTCGGGCTCGAACCGAGGACTGTCGGCTTAAAAGGCCGCTACTCTACCAACTGAGTTACAGGACCGGGGGTTGGAGGATCAGAAGGGCGACGTTTCCGCAGCGGTGGGGTTGAACTGGTTCCAGAAGTCGGGATCCAGATTCACGGTCTCGGCATTGGTATGCCACTTTCGACGCTGATCGTCCCACTTCGCTCCACGGTTCTTCACTTCGTCCTTCTGGCTGAAGGAAGTGTCGAGGTACATAACCGTCGAGGGATCGAGAGTAGCAGTGTTCACGCTAGTGTCGATGGTATCATCGAGTTTCGCGTAGAAGTCGCGGAATGCGACCTTCGTATCGTCATCGAATCGGTTCAGTGCCATATCGATGGCAGTCTCACGCGACTGGAAGATGGCGAACGCCTTGACCACGTTTTCGAGTCGGCGGGTGGTGATGATCTCATCAATGGCACCCTCGCGGAATGCTCGGCGGATCATGTCTGCCCATTCCGTGAGACGACCAGCGAAATCCTTGTCTTCGCATCCGAGCGTCTTCATCTTCTTCAGAAGAATACGCTTCTCGGTACTCTTAGGAGCATATTCCTGCTCAAGAGTCCAATCGAATCGGTCGAGCATGGCTTCATTCATGATATTCGTACCAGCGAATCGACCATCGTCGCTACCCTTGCCCTTCGTGTTCGCAGTGGCGAAGATTGTGAAACCAGCAGCGGGCTGCACCCACTCGTTAATCTTCTTCAGGTAGATACCCTTCCCTTCGAGAACCGACTGAAGACACATCATCAGATGCGTACCGAGGTCGATCTCATCGAGGAGGAGAACCGCGCCACGTCGCATAGCGTTGACCACGGGACCATCCTGCCAGACGGTCTCGCCGTTGATCAGGCGGAAACCACCCAGCAAATCGTCTTCGTCCGTGGCGCTGGTAATGTTGACGCGGAAACACTCACGATTGAGGTTCGCACAGGCTTGCATGACCATCGTGGTCTTGCCGTTACCAGACAATCCCGTAACGTACATCGGAGCGAACATACCGCTCTTGATCACGGTTTCTACCGTATCATGATGGCCCCATGAGACGTACGTCTTCAGACGATCGGGAACCAGACTAGCAGCGCCGGCGGTCATACCACGAATGGCAGACAGTTCCGCAGTGACCGGGGTATCGTTACCCTTCGGAGCGGGGGCAGCAGTCTTCTCCGCAGCATCGAGCGCCATGGCTCGGTCGAATGCTTCAGCATTCTGCTCACCGATCGAGTCTTCGAGATTCGGGATGGTAAACCATCCACGATCGACGCGGAATTCGTCCGACTGGACGAGCCACGAAGGAGCGTACTTCTGGCCCATGCTGTTAGCGACGGCAACGAGGTCGCTACGCTTCGCAGGACTGGCAAGACCAGCGGCTCGACATGCATCGACGAATGCGGTTTGCTTCTTGGTGAGTTTCATTATCGGATGGTTCCGCTTGAGTCTTCGTTTTCGAGGATCATTTCCTCGACAGGTAAATTATACCACAACCACGCCCCAAGGCAACCCATTCATGCGATATAAAGCCCAGATTGGTGAGATTTTGACGTAAACCCTTGCCGAATCAGCAGTTATGGGTCGAAAAGAGTTATCCACAAGGATATCGGACGTTCGGAGGGAGCGACTATAGAAGGAACGCGCCCGCACGCACGCGAATACCATAAAATTGGCTGCTTGTCAACCCGATTTCGACAAAAATGGGAAAAATAGTCCATTTTTCACCGGATTTCCTTGGTTTTCCACATTTTATCCACATTTTGAGAAATATCTTCCGTATGGGTTGCCTTGGGGCGTGGTTGTGGTATAATATACGCATGAGCAACACGAAAACCATCCTCGCGGGTCTCCTCGCAACCGAAAATCTCTCGGTTGTGCATGATCCAGCCGCCCAGACTGCTTCCTTCGATCTCAAGAACCGAGTTCTTACGCTGCCAGTCTGGCAGGACATGTCGAACAGTCTGTACGATATGCTCGTGGGACACGAAGTCGCCCATGCCTTGCATACTCCGTGCGATGGTTGGAAGGATAACATTGAAGAATTGTCTTCGATGCATGGTCTTCCCTATGCTCACGTCCAGCAGTACGTTAACGTGGTCGAGGATGCACGAATCGAGCGATTGATCAAGAAGCAGTTCCCCGGACTGCGCCGAGACTTCCTCGATGCGTATGTCGATCTCATGAACCGCGATCTCTTCAGCCTCGAAGGTCGATCAATCTCCGACCTCGGTCTCATCGACCGACTGAATCTCGAATTCAAGGTGGGTATCCATGCTGGTGAGACGATTCCGTTCGCCCCTAGCGAAGTTCAGTGGATTGACCGAATCAAGTCTGCCGATACCTTCTCCGACGTTCTCGACATCGTGAACGACCTCCTCGCATCGATCATCGATGATAATGAGGAGCAGGAGCAGGAGCAGGAATCCACCGAATCCGAGTCGGGCGACGGCGACGGCGAAGGTTCGCCCGAGTCTTCCGACGATTCGGATGACGATTCGGGTGAGGATCAGCAGCAGGGCTCCGGTTCAGCCGGAGACGACGACACCGAAGACGGTGCCGATGCTGATTCCTCACCCGATGCGGGTGACGATGCATCCGACGAGGATGCTGGCCGGCAGGGTGCAAGCGTACCTGAGTCGATCACCGAACAGGCATTCTCGAAGGTTTCCGACGCTATGCGGGACGGAAGCGGCGCATCGTATGATAGCGGCGAGAAGACGATGGAGCGGGTTGACCTCGAACGTCATATCATCGACTACAAGCGTTTCCATCGTCTTCTTGCTGGTTCGCTGCTGGTGAATGCTGCGAAGGAAACGAGCGATAGGGAATGCCGCCATTTCATCGTCCGATCCAAGCCCACGGTTAACGTACTGACGAAGCAGTTCGAGATGAAGAAGCAGGCAGATGCCCACAAGCGGGTGCAGATTGCCAAGACTGGTACTCTCGATACCGTGAAGATGATGAACTACAAGTGGTCCGAAGATGTCTTCCGCAAGGCAACCACCGTCCGCGATGGTAAGAACCACGGGCTGGTTATGTTCCTCGATTGGTCTGGTAGCATGTGCGACCAGATTGTCGAAACGATGGAACAGGTCATGCAGTTGGTTCTCTTCTGCAAGAAGGTGAACATTCCCTTCGAGGTCTACGCCTTCACCAGTGCCATGCCGCACGAATTCGATGAGAATCGTACCGAGAAGTCGGATAACGATGCATGGCAGGACACCGAGTACCGTTTCGCCCTGCTCAATCTCTTCTCCAGCCGCATGAACAAGCGAGAACTCGACGCTGCTATGCCGCAGTGTTACGCCCTCGCCAAGTCGCAGTCATGGAACTCCCGAAACCCGCTGCCGACCGTCGGACGCGAGTTCGGTCTTGGTGGTACTCCGCTCAACGAAGCGATTCTTGCTGCCATCGACATCGTTCCTTCCTTCAAGAAGAACAACAATGTCCAGATTGTGAACAGCGTTTTCCTCACGGACGGTAGCGGTAACGGGATGCACGTTCCTCACAACGGTACGCTCAAGATTGAGGGAGACCGCATCGGAACCCGCGTCAACCAGCAGAACGCCACGAACCTGCTCACGAAGATGCTTCAGGAGCGTACTGGTTCCAAGGTCGTCAACTTCTTCCTCGCCGACTGGACTCCTGCGAAGTTCGAACGCCACTCCTACTACTACTTCCGCGACCACGATAAGATGTACGCGGGACTCGAAACGTGGAAGTCGGATAACTACGCTATCGCCACCACCGATAGCATGGGATGGGATGAACAGTACCTGATCCGCACCGTCAAGGTTGACACTTCCGACGCGATGGATGCGGTCAAGGATACCGATACCACCGCCAAGAAGAAGAATGCTTTCCTTAAGAGCATGAAGGGTCGATCCACCTCCCGAGTCGTCCTCAACCGCTTCATCGACATGATCGCCTGATCCGCTCATAATCAGGCACTGAAACCCCTTAGAAATAAGGGGTTTTTGTTTGCATTCACACATTGCCCTGCTAAGGTATAAATACCTATGGAGATATACCATGAAACAGTTGAAACCAACCTATCCCATCCTAGAGGTGATATGGATAGACGCCGAGGAGTATGGCGAAACTGGTTGGAATTCCACCAAAGAAATACTCAGAGAAGCCAAGAAGGCATGCCCCCATATGCATTCAGTAGGTTACTGCATCCACAGAGACGATGATCACATTACCCTACTCTCCTCATGGAATAAAGACCATTGCTCTACCATAGAGAAGATCCCTACTGGCTTCATCCATAAAATCACAGAACTAACCGCTAAGGAACAAACCGATGCCGATCTATGAATATACATGTAAAAAGTGCAATCACATCCATGACTCCATGCGACCCATTGATTCACGAGATTCCCCTATTGATTGTCCTGAATGCGAGCATAACGAATGCTCTCGGAATATAACTGGCGCTATGGGTGCTGTTGATACGCTATTGACGCCTGATCGTGCTACTGGTGGTCAATTCTCGCAAATGATCGACAAGATCAAACGTGGCACCCCTAAATCTTACCATAAGAATCTAGATCGCACATCTAACCACAATGGTTCCATCTGGGGAAATAACTGACATTCTCTCCGTTCCTCATTACATTACCCCCATTTAGCCCCACATTAACCCACCGTCCCCCACACCTACAAATATAGGGTTTTAGCATACAATGAAGTACTTACACACATATGAGTTTGATAGTTGCATCTTTACCAAGAAGGGTAAGGCTGCTGTTCGTAAGGGTGAATTCATTAGTGGTAAGAAACTATACAAGTATACCATTCCCTATGAAATACAACGTTTTAATAAGATTATTCATGATATTTCATATTTGAATGATAAGCATATGATCATGGTTTCTCCTCCTTGTATTCCATACGTTAAGGCGTATCTTTCTATCCGTGGACTCACTGGCATCAACATTGTAAATGTTCGTAAGATAGGCCGTGATAAGTTTGTTGCAGGTTTGGAGCGTAAGGGCTTTAAGATTCATACATAGAATAGCATTTGTCATATGGGGTTATTATGCCTATTCTGTATCATCCACAAGCATCATACGAATTTTATATCGCTCCTGGCTCTAGTAGTGTTAACATCACTGCTTCTATCTTCAACCTTGGTGGTGTGACGTTAGATGTTGAGACAAAGGCACAATCAGTTGCAACAGGTAACTGGGAACCATTCAGTACGGCTCGTAGTGAGATTGGGGCATTGTCGGCTGGACAGGTGATTGACTTCGGCACACGCAAGTTTGCTGCATCCTTCTCTGATCATGAAGCAGAAGGGATCAACCTCACTGCACGGAGTGTGGGGATTAGTGGTGGTCGATTCAGCATGGGCAAGACGGCAACATGGGTTGATGTTGGTGATGGTGTGTATGCGGCAGATCATGACTTCAGTGAGTACCGAAGTCCCATGATGTATATTATGGATGAGAATGCTTCATCCAAACCAAAAATGGCGATTGATCCCGCATCTCCCGCCGATATGGACATCTATCGATTTGTCTACAATGGTAATTGGTTCATCGTCAACAACAGCAACAAGGGCATCACCAACGGCGTGGTGCATACCGTTGGTGGAGACAACGATAGTGGGTCGAGTATTACTGGATGGACAATCACCGATGCGTCACTCAAAGCAGAAGTCAACGCTTTCCTCGCCGGCGTGACTGCAAACGCTGATGCAGGGCCATGGACATTGATTCATAGTTCTGCGAACACCGTGGCTCCTGCAAGGATCACTCACTGGGATAACACTACGGGTGGAATAACACTCGAATCATTTGGTACATCCACAACCACTACTTATAGTGGAACCTACCTTGAGTTTGCTCTGTGTGGTCTACCAGGCCAGACTCTAGAGAATGGTGAATACATGATCGACTTCACACAGGGTGTGACTACGGGTCGTGTTCTCTATAAACCAACAAACGGCAATGCGAGTGATGGACGTATTCCTGTCTCTGATTATTGCTTCAAAGTCGGTGGTGCAGGAAATACATACACAATTAATAATGTGACAATTGAAGGACAAGGAGCGATTGGTTCGGCGCCTGGAGCCATTCGAGACGACGGGGCGGGCGCCTCCTCTTGTACCATCACCAATTGCACTATCTCTGAGGGATCTAGTTTCTTCAGAATCAATTACACTCCAATCACAGTGGACAAGTGTTCGCTCAAGCGATCCACAGGCCGTGCTGGTGCTGTGGTAGCGGGTAGCACATTCACAAACAATGTGGTCTTCCACGTTGAGGGTTTCTCTGGATTCCTCATTCAGTGTCAGGATGGTGTCACTGCGATTCCTCACACATATTTTGCAAACAATGTGATGTCCCTAGAAGCATCTACTCACGGACAGGGTATGTCATTGTATAAGGACGCATGGCGTAATGCGACAGTTAAACACAACATTTTCTATAATTGTCAAAGGGCACACTCTTTCCAGCCTGGTACTACACAGAGGCCTAATACAGAGGCATATGGGTATAAGTTCGAGAACAACCTCGTTGTCGTCGATAAGGTTCTTGATATTCAGGGGTTCGCGTCGGGTCAAAAGTCTTTGGCATTCAACGGAGCAATAGATACAGGACTCAATGGGAGTAACGGGGCACAAACAGTTGATATTAGATACAATTTATTGTATGTGTCAGATACCGTTCCCACCACGTTCACGTTAGGTAATAAAAAGCAACTCAGTTCTATAGATATGTCAAACCTTAAGTACTCGTCCGTATCTGTGGAGAGTAACATTGCGGCAGTTATCTCTGCGTCGGCAACCGCAGATCAGAACGCTGGACACACGCACGCAAATAACTTAACTACTTTCTACGATAGTAACAATAACAGTGTTTCACTTACAGATAAGTTGATTCACCGTAACAGGGACGACTTCCTTGAACCAAGTACCTTCCAAGGCAAAACAGTCGCCGGCGGCGCTGCTGATGGAGGCGCACTTGGTATTAGGTGGTCTACGATTCCAACCTCCTTGCAGATTGAAAACATAATTACAAACGATGATGTCAACTGGGCGTCTACTTATCCCGCACTAACATTACCAGCGGGTGGATCTTATTCAAATGCCAGTTATCAGAAACTTGAATATGGTCTAACTGGTGGTGGTACTGGTGATCTTGGATTCTGGTCTGATAGTAATGCTTCGTGGGATTCGGGCGGTGGCGTTCATACATGGGCAACTGGTGCATCAATCATGGGTGCTTCGGGTTGGTTGCCAGGTGGTCACCGAATTCACTGTAGTCCAAACTATGGTGGAGATTTGGTGATGTTCCTGTGGGACTTTGGTGGTAGAGAAACAGAGAAAACTAGATTCATAGAAGGCATCTCCGCCGAGTACCTCAGACTATCGGTTACAGTGACTAAGGGTGGTAGTGGAAACAACTCGGCCGGCGGATACTATGCGGGCAACACAGGTCAAATCTATAACTATTACTGGTGGCCATCAACAGTATCCTCGTTCTCAACAGATGCGGCGAGATGGAAACTTAGTCAACTCGGGACGGGAAGTAGTGAGTGGCCAAATGGTGGTATGACTGGATCACTATGGGGAGATAACCCTCTATATTCAGTGGCCTTCCAATCTACACCATTCCCCGAAGCAACAAATACCTACACATACACATATTCAATAACTCACGATAATTACGGAGACTGAGTTTAATGCCACAAACAGATACCTATCAATGGACAATCAAGAGCAGTGCCTCTGTCACATCAGGAACATTCTTCGATGGTACGCCTTGGATTGTTGACAATGGTGGCTTGACTCTCACCAACGTGACACCAGCACGAGTTACGACATCAATTCACCCAGAGGGCTCGACTTTTACTGGCGAAACGATGATCACCGTACTAAACCCAGACTTTGGTCTATTAATACCAGCGTCACAGGGTATCACTAGTGACGTGTATAGTGTGTCTACCACCAAGACGTATGCGACTGGACCATCTGCGGGTGAAGCAGTCACTCAGTCGAGGGTGTTGTCTCCATTCGACTTTAGGGCAGGAACATACACAAATGGTGGAACTGGAAATGTTGGAGTAGGATTCGATTCGACGCAGGGCTTGACTCTTCCTGGCGAGTATAAACTATCTGCGGGTGACATGATCGTCACGAACTATGGATATACTGGAGACATTACATCTGATGACTTCAATAAGCCATGGACCGAATCATATGGGTGTCTCACGGTTCTTGCATCTGCACCAGGCGCAAGTGCGTTCCGACCTCCCGTGAACTGGGATCCCAACGACAAAGTGAATCGGCCTGTGTTTTATGAGAACGACACATTCTCTAATGATCTATTCACATATCCAAACTATAGTATCTCAGGCGCCTCTGCTTGGACGAACACATATATTGCGTACTCTCCTACCAACAGCGACATAAATCTGGACAGACCAGGCACCATCACACCATTCCTGGCTGGGAGAGATCCTAGTAGTGCAAGAGGTACACTAAAGATACAGTCTTGTGTCGATAATGAGTACGGAAACTATCAAGCAATAGCCGAAGATGCAATGATGTTGTCTGTGTTCGATCCAGCAGTCGCAGGTGCAACCAGAGATATATTCCGCAGAACAATAGCACAGAGGGGTATTGATACATGGGGACAGATTGGCTCTATGGGCGCTCCGCTTCGACCAAATGGTGGACACAACCCAGAGTATCATCCCCGCGTGTTCTTCGCATGGTGTGTGACTGGCGCCACGGCAATGTTGGACTTCCTCAACCTCACTGCATATGGTGCTACTGCAAGTGGAACTCGTCTCAACAGACAACAAAAGCCAGGTGAACCATTCGGACTGGGTGATTATAATGCCGATATTCACGAACAGGCATTCGTCTCGTTCGGAAATCAAATGTGTTCTTTCAGACACTTTGATGTTCCTGTGGTGTCTCAAGGATCTACGGCAAATGAAAATTGGGTACGAATATCTCGTCCTGCGACTAAAACTGATTATGAAGGAACAGGTAAAACGGGTTACGCTCCAATTTGGTTGAGTACCACTCCTACTGCAAACGCTGGACGAAACTGGGGCTTCTGTGACAACAACAAATATGTTGGGAAGCAAGGTCAATTCTCACAAATTAATAGTGGTTACATAAGAATCAAGGGAACCAGTGGAGGTTCAGCGTACTCGGCGACGAGTCGAATTATCTGGACAGATTGGTATAACCAGAGTGGTGATCTAACAACCTCCGCTGAAGATAAGAGAAATCCATACGAGGCACGTTTCTGGTTACAGGACAATGTGGTTCCAACTTCTGGAACCATAACCGAAGTTGATTTATGTGACGCGATCCAAGAAACCAGAAGTAGTCACATGGCACGGCACATTACATACACGTTATCAAACTTTACCGCAGAATCTGCCACACAGGCGTACACATACTCAACGATGTCGAACCTGTTATCCGCATGGAAACTAGTTCAAGCAAAGGGTGGTAGTGGTAGTGTTCCCTACTGGGGCGCACGAAAGGCACAACATGCTGAGTATATGGCTGGTGATATCAGAGGTAAGCAGATGCTGCTGTCTAACTGGAGCGGCGTATATAACTGGGGTGCGAGTGACCCTAAAGACAGTCTCTACTATGCACTGATGCGACAGGGGCCAGGTGGAGGTAAGTCTCTCGCGTACACTCCATATGAATACACCAATGGTTACGCTCCAACCACACCTGGCACAACGGCAGAAATGTGGAATGCTGGTTACACACTATCGGCTTCTGGTACATGGGAAGAACTAGGTTTTGATCTTGATAGAATCAGAGTATGGACTACACTGAGAACTAGCAATAATAGCGACGACTATTATCGCTACACTCAATTCGGTGGAACTGGTGGTGGTGCAACTGGAACCACATTCACGGATGGTGTGCAATGGACAGTTGCCTCCTACAAGACTGACGGAAGTCTCAGTGTGCGAGTACGAAGCAACGGTGTTACATGGGGTATGTTTAATAGAAATGATTGGTCTACATGGGCTTGGACTAGAGGATTGACTGGACCAATAGGTTTGACTTTAGAATCAACCACCGCCACAAATGATGCCGACGCCAGTTGGGATTCATACTATGTTCCAGTAAATCCCGTGCCATCAATGGACTCTGCATATCCACCCCCAACAAATTCAGGAACAACTATTTTATGGGCAGATAATACATGATATCATTCAAACAATATATAATGGAGGTATCCCCACCTGGCTTCAAAGGTACAGTCAAGGCTATGAAAAAGCACAAAGAGATTGACAATCCTTATGCTTTGGCATGGTACATGAAGAACAAGGGTGATAAGTCTCACTACACTGCGGATGGTAAGAAGAAGAAATGAAAGCATTTAGTAAATATCTAAGTGAAGCCCGTTTAGTGAATGTCAAGGGTTGGGCAAATGGTCGCAAGAGAAAACTTGTCCTTTGGAAGCCCAAGGCTAGTCATGACATCAGACCATACCATACTCAGCACTTAACAAACAATCCAAAGGACTATGGTCTGAAGGAAGAGGACTTTCTGAAAGTCTTGGCGAGATCCTATGGTTTCGATCCCGAGGACATGGAAACACTTCGTGCGTTGGATGGTATTAAGTCTGGTAAATATGATCGTGATAAAGACATCGACAACTTTATGTACGGTCAAGGATGGGCCCGCATTGTGTTGAATGATGGAATAGGTTCCATTGAAGGACCAATTAAGGCGAACCTACACGCCGCTGCGAAACTCATAGCAAAGAAGTTCTCATGGGAACAAATCGACTTCATGGAAATTGGTGACGTTCTCAAGGATAACGCCGAATCGATCGGCGACGAGGACACATGGAAGAGTTATCTGAAGACAGGTCGAGTTCCAAAGCGAACCACTATTGGCTCTACGATGGCACGCTTTCGTGAACAGGTTGATCTATCAGAGGCATACAAGGGTAACATGCTCATTGGGTGGGTGGACCCCAAGAACAAACTAATCCTGCACCCCGAGGGTGGTAGAGGATGGAAGTTTCATACTCAGGTTCTCACCAACAAGATGTCGGCAGAAGAGTTCCGCAAGTTCCAACCAAACAGAATCGGTGTGGGGATTGCAAATGATATGGTCAAGTTCGTGAAGAGTGGTGACATGACCGAAGCACAACTCAAGCACATCATTGATAAGTCATACGAAAACATCTACAATGCACTCAAGTCAGGTAAGTCTGATGGTGACTATGATGCTGAGTTGAATCTAGAGAAAGCAGGATGGGTCAAGATCCGCATTGATAGAAAACCCAATGGTCGTTCTTCTGTTCTTGGTGATCTCGATCGATGTCAAGCAGCAGCAAAGGTGATTGACAAGAAACTCGGTGGTTGGCAGGGTATCAAGACCGATCAGTTCTGGGTGAGAGACGGCGGCACAATGGTTGCAGATGAGAAGACATGGGACACATACGTCAAGACAGGACGAGTACCAAAGCGAACCGACATCGGTAAAACCATGTCACGATTTAGATAAACCCTCAGGCTGGCACTATGGCAGGTAGAGTGTTTTTGGTAACATTCCCACACGCCTATTCTCTGCGCCCCACGGAGAGTGTCAGTCTGAGGTTTTTTATTTGTATACATACTTTACTGAACAACAGGAGCATCCTCATGGAAGTATCACGAAAAGTAACTGAACAAGATCTACAAGAGCGTAGTGATCACGAAGAGAGAGAACTTCATTTATATGCTGATAACCACGCTGATCTACACAGACAGCGTACTTCTATGGTTCACAAGAACCTTCGTAACAAGATGGCTTCTGGCTCCTACGACAGCAACAAGGCACACCGTGCCTTCGTACACGTTGCCAAGGATGCTGCTGGACGTTACGACAAGGAACACAATGCAAAGGGTGGCAAAACATTCAGTAAAGATCACATTCACAACGTCGCAAGGAAGATGAGAGACGACTTTGAAGGCGAAGCAAAGGGTGGTAATTATGATCACCTCCTACACAAGAAGCATCAGAAGAAGAAGACTAAGAGCGAAGACGTAGAACTAGACAACGATGCAATCCTAGAAACAGTAGAACTCACAGAATACGAAGATATCGCACTACGCATTATCGAAGACAGACAAGTCAGACGATTCGACAATCTTATCGAAGAAGAGATTCTAGAAGAAGGTATTGAAGTAGAACTAGACGAAGATGCAATAATCGAGAAGATGATTGAAGCAGGATACAGTGACGAAGAAATCGCAGAAGCAATCGAAGAACTACAAATAACCGAAGAGTGAGAAACTAAAATAGAATAGATGTTGTGAATGTGGGAGGGCCTAGGCCCTCCCAATTTCATATATAAATATAGTAACAAGGAGAACGTTATGCAACCAGGCCCATTTAACGCAAAGAATCAGAAGTTCTATAATAGCATCGCAGATGCTATGGCTAAAATCAATGCTGATAGAGAGCAAGCAAGAATTGATGATAGTCCCATCTCTGAACTTAAGATGCCCGCTAAGGACGCAAAGGGTAACGTCAAGAGCCGTAAGGTTCGTGGTGCTTTTGCAAAGGGTGCAGACAAGGCACAGGGTGCAAGTAATCGAGCAATGGATAAGGCTCTTGGCAGTAAGGGCGATCGACCAGAAATCGACTCGACTATCGACAATATCGACAAGTCGATCGCAGCAGACGACAGAAGAGACGATCGAAAGCGAAAGGCTCGTAAGGAAGAAGTCGAAGTCGAAGAAGGCAAGTTAGTGGATCGTATTATGCGAAAGCGTAAGCAAATGAAAAACAAGGGAACTATTCCCGGATCGGATGGTTATTGAAATGGATATGAGAAACTTCTTTGGTTGGGTTCAAGGAATTAGAGCCAATGGGGCAGGCAAGGATAACTATCAGGCTGCTCAAAACATGAATGGCGAGATGTCAAATAATGGATGGAAACCTGAGGCTAAAAGCGTCGAAGATGTGTATATAAAGATGCAAGGTTTAGATAAACCAGTTGACAAATCTACAGAATAAGGTATAATATTTACATGATGTATCAAGGTAACTTTACGCACGACATGGTAGAGGACATCGAGCCTCTTTCCACGGTGCAGGATGAAACAGGTCGGTTCTACAATACGCCACATGGCAAAATGGCAAGCGTAACAACCGTTACAGGGTGGGAAAAGCAGAAGTTCTTCGCAAAGTGGAGACGGGAAAACCCCGAAGAGTCTAAGCGTGTGTGTTCACGCGGCAACTATCTCCACGATGCGATTGAACAATATCTTCTCAACAACGAGGTGACAGAGGATCAACTGCCAGGTGGCAGTAAGTATCTCTTTGCACAAATGAAAGAAAGTTTAGACAAGATCAGCAAGGTTCGTGCCTTAGAGGCTCCTCTATGGAGTCAGGCTACGTCTCTCGCTGGTCGCGTTGACTGTGTTGCTGACTACGAAGGTGAACTATCGATTATCGACTTCAAGGGTTCGACTCGCAAGAAGAGAATCCGAGACATCGACAACTACTTCATGCAGGCTACTGCTTATGCAATCGCATGGCAGGAGCGAGTGGAACAGCCAGTGAATCAGATTGTGATTCTCATTGCGTCGGAGGAGGGAACCAATCAGGTTTTCAAATCTACTCCACAACTACATACAAAGCCTCTTCTAGAGGCAATCAAGAAGTATAATCAACACTTCGCTCAACAACAGGGTCAACTATGGTAAACTTCACTTCCTTTCTCAATGAGGGTAAGAACACACACCTTACTCATGCAGCCGATCTAGTCTTCGAGGGTTATGCAAGGACTAACCTGGCTGTGAACTTCATTGAGAGTGTGGCTACCATGCTGGAAGGAAACTCCAAGTCTAAACTCAACGTCACACGCAAGTGGGACGGCGCACCCGCAGTGTTTGTGGGGATCAACCCAGAGAACGACAAGTTCTTCGTGGGAACCAAGAGTGTCTTCAACAAAGGCACACCCAAGATCAACTACACGAACGCAGATATCACCCGCAACCACGGACACGCTCCTGGCCTCGTAGAGAAACTCAAGGTTGCTCTCAAGGATCTCAAGAGCGTTGTGGTGGGTGGTATCTATCAGGGTGACATGCTCTTCACCAAGAGCGACCTAGAGAAGCAAGAGATCAACGGTGAGTCGTTCATTGCGTTCACACCGAACACGATCACCTATGCGATTCCATCTGACTCTGATATGGCAAAAAAGATTGCTAGATCCAGCATGGGTATCGCATTCCACACCAAGTATACTGGTAAGGACATGGCGAGCATGAAGTCATCGTTCAATGTTACCAAGAAGAGTTTCAAGAAGAGCAGCAAGGTTCTCGTCGAGGATGCCACATACTTTGATCAGAGTGGTAGAGTCACGTTCACTGCTGCTGAGATGAAGGTTGTGACCCGAGAAGTTACCAAGGCACGACAACTCGCAGACGCTAATAAGGGTGGACTCAACTGGCTCGCCGGCGAGAACAAGATCGTTGCACTCCTCAACATCTACGCCAACTCTACGGTCAAGGCGGGTGATCTCAGCATGCGAACTACAGACTTCGTTGCGATGATCAAGGAGCGATACGAGACAGACGCAGCCAAACTCAAGCGAGAAGCAAACCAGAAGAACAAGATAGCACAAGGTAAGCAACTGATCGCTACTATCCAACGAAACAAGAAGAGTATGGATGGGATCTTTAAACTACACGCAGTGTTAAATAAAGCAACTCTACTCTTGATTGGTAAACTGGAGGGAATCAAGAGTTATAAAACATTCCTCAAGCGACCAGACGGCTTTGAAGTTACTGGTGAAGAGGGATTTGTAGCGAGTGATCATTTAGGAAATGTAATTAAACTAGTCGATCGTCTTCAGTTCTCCCGAGCAAACATGACGATTGACAAAAATTGGATAAAGGGTAAATAATGAATAAGCAAGATATTAACTTGGTCAATACCCGCACTTGGGTTCTTTGTAACGATGGTACAAATCCTCGCGGATTTAGAGAAATGTTTATGAAAGAACACGGTGGTAAGTTTACTATGAATAGTAGAAGGCAATGGGTATGGAAAGATATTCAGGAGAAGAAAGAACCAAAGGTAATCTACGTCGTAGTTGATCCAGATGGTAATGAAATTATTCCTGAGAATTTTCAGGGGTTTTGTCGAGAAAATGACCTAAATAAGAGTGCGTTGTATGGTGTAGCCAAGGGCGACAGAAAGCACCATAAGAATTACACATGTTATCGAAAGGAAGTATGATATGGAAGCATTACAAACAGCATTAGGCACGGTATTTTATAGTATCTTGCTATTCATTGCAGGAGCAGCAGTTGGTGTTCCAGCGTGGGCCTGGGTAAGAAAGTTCTTTCCTTGGAATCGAGATTGATAATGATCCGTATTTCTACGGAGGTCGCTCTTAAAATAAACAAAGAGTGCAATATAAAGAAGTACGGATCATAGGAGGGGCATCCCCCCTCCTATCTTTTTATACATATAATATGAAAAAAGCAGCATTCACATTTGGACGTATGAATCCACCACACATCGGTCATGAACTGGTAGTGGAGGCTGTTCGTAAAGCAGGAGGAAGAAACTCTTTCCTCTTCACTTCACAATCAACTGATCCGAAAAAGAATCCCCTCAACTACCGCAAGAAGGCAACATACCTTCGTAAGATGTTCGGTAAGAGAATAAAGGTTATTAGCGATGCCAAAATCCGTGACGTTCATGGCGCCCTCGAATACTTGTCTGACAATGGGTTTACGCACCTGCGTATGGTTGTTGGATCAGATCAGGTTGAAGGATTCAAAAAGGCTGTTATGCCATATATCGACGATTATGGTATTGAGTTCTTTGAGGTGGTTTCCGCAGGAACTAGAGATCCCGATGCTAGTGATGTCTCTGGTATGTCCGCTTCCAAACTTCGTAAGATCGTGGCTGCTGGAGACTTCGACGCCTTCCAAGTTGGAATGCCTAGAACAATCTCCGACAAAGACCAGAAGAAACTATACAATGACCTCCGCAGTGGCATGGGTCTGAGCGAAGACACAGAGTCATACTGGTTCGACTATGAAGAGTTTTCTATCTTCGAGAAGATGTACGATATGACAGAAGATCAGGACTTGTTGAAACAAGTTACAAATTTCATTGGTGAATAAAAAACCCACTCTTGCGAGTGGGTTTTTCAGTGATAGGATTTCAACTTACTCACCTGACATCTTTTCCAACTGATATCGAATCCAAGTTAGATCCGTTTTAATTCCCGCTAAATCGGTGGCTATGTTTAATCTTATAACATCAGCCTCATCTAATCTTGTATCGAGTTCTTTGATGTCGGTCTCAATCGCAGATATTCTGGAAGAATAATTAGCATCTTTAACTGCTACATTCCAAATCAATGTTCCAAATGTAAGTACCCATGCTGTTAATGACCCAATCACTGCCCAACTACTTTTACGAGCCTCGGTCATCATATTCCTCCATTAAGTAAGATATGTATGAAAATTCTTAAGTCATGGGTGGGAATTGACCCACCCTATAGATATCAAGAACCACTGTATTTATAAAAAACTCGAAATAGTCCTTGATATACATACTATGCTTTAATTAAGGAACAATCCAATGAGATACAAAGAACTGCTTAACCTTTTAGAGAGTGAATACGACGTACAAGTCGGGGGTGCCTCTGGCGTCCTAAGATCTGCACAAAGTGATTTCGGCACATACCGTGTCGAGAATGCTGCTATGATTACAAGAATAAATGCCTTTATTCATAATTATCTAAAGGAAGCATGTCTTGAACCAAAGCAAACTATCTTTGGTCTTCGACAGAAACTCAATCAAGTTGGTCTTGACTTTGAGTTCTCGAATAAGAACACTGTCGCTGAAGGTACAATGAATTTAAAGTTGACTCGCTTCGGTGGTATCTTTGGTAAGAGTGATACCACTCCGTTCGATCAGTTCGACAACGAAGATGGGTTCGAGAAGACAATGGGTCATGGACTTACTCTTAACCTAGAAATGAGCATCAGTGAGAGTGGTCTCTACAAGTTAGAAGGTAAGGTTGTTCCTACTATCTCCGAAACCTCTGAAGAGGTAGAACTCGACGAACTCGATAAATCAACCGTAAAAAATTATGAGCGAAAAGCGAAGATCGGTTACGATATTGCCAAGGACATGTCAAAGCATGAACCAGATAAGGATGATCGTGACGAAATGAAAAGAGTCGCAAAAAGAAGAGCCATGGGTATGGCTAGAGCGTCTGCACGAACAGAAGAGGTTGGTGTAGAAGAAGCCAAGGCAAACAAAGACTATGATGGTGATGGTAAGGTAGAGTCTGGAACTGATGAGTGGAAGGGTTCTAGAGATAAGGCCATCAAGAAATCAATGGCATCTAGAACTGAAGATGTCGAACAGGATAAAAAAGACTTTAAACCTCATATGATGTATGATCCCAAAACTGGCAAGGGTTATAAGGCAGATACCTTTGAAGATCATCTCGATATGAAGGAAAAGGGATATGTTCATAAGAAACCTGAAGTTGAAGATACCGAACAGGTTGATGAACTCAAGAAGTTCACTCTCATGAGTTACAAGGATAAGGCTAAGAAGAGTGAACGAAGCGGCAGAGACACAGGGTTCGAGGGTGAAACCCCATCCGAACGAGAAGCAGGCGTTCGACAGGTAAAGAAAAGAAAGAAGGGTATTGATGGTGCAACCAAGAGACTCGTCGCTCGTCAATACGATAAAGAAGATTGAACATATTGAGATAAAAACTATACTATGAATTTCCCTTTACTTGATGATGACAGTTTTATGATGTATGCAATGAAGATGTATGAAAATCCTCAGTGTACAGAACTATCGGAGTTCTATGAGGATCTAAACCGCATCAAGTATATCAAGAGGTTGCTAGGTAGATACCATACGAAGGGAAGTTTAAAGGATAGACTAATATTAAACCATATAATTATTTTGGGAAATGTTTTCACTCCGACTGGAACTTCTCGAATGCTCTTTCTGAAGGTAGAACCGCATCTACACTCGTACTTGAAAACGTTCTTAGTGTTCCTCAACTATCTACCAAACAGCGTACCAGAAGTTCCGTCCATAGAAAATATACCTTTTGATGGTTTCATCCTCAAGACTCTGAGAGAAAACTGAAATGAACAGACTAGTAAATGCATTCGTCATATATCAGTTTATTCGCCTGCTTATCAAACCATTTGATAAAACCGATGCGTTCAAATTGGGTATTATCGATAAAGATGGCAACTACCTTAAGAAACAAGGCGACCTAAAAACAATGGAAGAAAAGAAGGCGAGTAATATATTTACTCGCTTGGTCTGGAACATCAAGAAAATTCTAATGAAGATTCCCATAGTTCGTAGCAAACTTGGTTCTTTTGCTACTGCACTATACCTAGTCAGAGAACAAGCCGAATATATTGGCGCCGATGGTGATGTCATCGAAGAAGTTCTTATTGGATATTTCAATCAGACATACCCATCTATAATATCAGAGTTAAAAAGTATGGATTTTGATTATGATACTATTCTTATAGAAAACCTAGAACTAAATCCAGTCGGATCATTCATGGGTATTCCCATGTATAGAGTAGAAAATAATATTGTCTCAGCAGTAGAACTAGATGAAATCCTAAACGTAGCAGGTGGTAATATCGGCGGAGCAGAGGTTCCAAACCCATCACCAAACATCAAAGGTCACAGTAAGCCTTTGATGAAGGGTGTTGAAGGTTTCACCTACGGAACTCCTCTCAGTAAAACTACTATGCATAGACGAGACAATCCCATGTTAGTCGGTGGTAAGAAATTATCATTCAAAGAGAATCGTGATGTCTTCTTAGGTAAGCAAGTATTTGAAATGGATAACCAAGACTACTACAACTGTGTCAATGGACGCAAGAAGTATGAGAGATGGTCTAACAAAGTAAACGTAGAAGACATCGAACATGCCGAACTAAAGAGACGTATTCAGAAGTTCGGAGAAGCCATAATCAAGAATAAGATGACTGGTGAAATGTGTATATTTAGAAATGTTGATATTCAGGAGGATTGATTATGTTGGAATCCTTTTTAACCACCGAGTTCCTTTCACTCGTAGGTGGCAGTATTGCAGGGTTTATCTTTAAGAGCCTTGCGGAGAAACGCCAAGATGAAAAAGAAAGATTCGAGAGAACAATTCAACTCATCGACAAAAAGAAAGAAGTCGCCGATGCTGCCGTTAAAAGAGTTCCACTCGAAGCAGGTAAGGTGGTCAGGCGGATTATCGTGCTATGCATACTCTTTGGGACGATCATCGCCCCATTCATTCTACCTTTCTTTTCCATACCAACAGTAGTAGAACTAGAAGAAAGTCGCTACGCACCCCTTGACTTCTTCGGTCTGTTCGGCAAAAATACCTACATCTCGTTCCAGACGATTAACGGATATCTGTTTACTACAGAAAACAGGCAAATTCTCGTCACAATCGTTGGTTTTTACTTCGGACAGGCGTCCGCTAGGGTTAAATAGGGTTTAATTAGAGGTTAAGTTATGATCAGACGAATACTACATCATTTTACTATACAAATCGCTCTATGGGGTGTTCTCGTCCCTCTCATGGGATGTGCGGGTGAACAGGTACTTTTAGGTAAAAACGATGACAAATCAAGGGTATCTGTGCCTGCTCCAGAGGTTATCGGGGAACTAGGAGCATGGTATCCCGTGATAGGCTATACTGTTTGGGTTCTTTCACTCACATGCATTGCAGCATTCTGGTGGTGGTCAGGTCGTCGAGCCGATAGTTCCGAATAGATGCTTACAAATGTAATATGAATCTACAATGTCACCAACAGGCGATCCAATCGCCTTCTTGTTTGGTGTCATCATCCGCCGAATATCAACACCAGTTTCTTTTAAGAAGGATTGATACATATCATCCTTTGAGGCGTTACCCTTACCAGTGGCAAGTTTCTTCACAGTAGTGGGTGGTACGACTTCGAGAGGTTTTCCTGCCTTCCATAACTTATACTTCAGAACGCCAGTATTCTCAGCGATCTGAAATACTCTACCAGTTGCATTGAAAGCATAACCCTCTAGGGCAATCTGATCACAGGCGAGAGTCTTCTCTTCTGCCCAATCTGCTATAGATTCATAACGTTGCTCTTGGGTGTCCCAGTCAATGAAACCTTGTCCGAATATATTAGACTTGTAGGTTTTGGCGTGACGTTTAGTTTCCGTCAGAAAATAGAAACTACAACCTCTGTAAGAAAAAACATCTTCATCATTTTCTGAAGCAAAAACACAAATGGCGGGACATGTTAAGGAATAATCTATACCTGCAATAATCTTCATGTAAGTATTTAGATGTTCTACAGTTCACCTATTCTAGAACATTTTGTACGTTGGTGAAACAACACCATAGAGTTCCCTATACCAACTAACATAGAACTTTTTGTACAGATTATTATACATATCAAAACTAGTAAATTCTCCTTGATAACCCATGAGTCGATATCTCATCTTATCATTATCAGAGAGAGTCCCTGCACTCCAACCCGCAAAATCCTTCCAATAATTATTATCATCGATAATATTAAATCCAGCAATATGCTTCATATAATATGGAAGAATTGCGGAACGTTCTGGCAACAATTTATCAGGATTATCTACATCATTTGCTCTTGTACCACCGATACTACTCACATCAGGATACTCCGCCCCTAGTGAAATGTCTGTTATACCATTATTAAAGGCAATGTCCCACTGAGAAGGACTGAGACAATTTAGAGAAGTATTAGAATATTGTGGGTTCACCATAAACAAAGTCTTGTCTCTAATAGGTCTGTATGCTTTAGAAACTTGATCAATTACTCTTTCAAAACCAGCAGTTCCTGTCCCTGTTGGGAATGACCACACATTACCAGCATCTGGTTTATCTTGTTTCGCAATTGCAATTGTGTAATCTAAGTTATCACCACTTGGACCAGTAACAAACAAACCAGAGTTAATCCATTCATTGTTGATACGCTTCTGTGTAAATTGCATCCACTGATCGTGTGAATGTGTAATACCATCTACCAGTGCTGGTGGATTATTAGACAAACCTTCCCACCAACCCTGATAACTATCAATACCATAAATTCCAATTTTACTGAAACCATAACGGGCACGGAACATCTGAGCCATTCTCTTGTTTGCTTCAACTAATGTAGGCCACCAAATTGACACAAAATCTGCTGTAGGATAGTTGTTATAAAATTCATATTCTTTGCCGAACGGAGTAACCACAGTGCCAAATGTTACCCCACCGGCAGTTGTACCGGCATTATCGTAAGTTTCTCCTCTATATTGGTACATCCAATCGTTCCACATAGCAGATCCAACAGCATCAATTCCCATGTTCAAGATTGCTGTGTCAGATGATTTACCCCAACCAGCATTCATTTGCGTATCGTGGAGATCAAACATCTTTTTCATCAAGCCAGTTGCACCTGAGTTGGTGATAGTACCATTTAATGTTACACCATCAAAAACTCTAAACTCAAAATCAGCAGTGGTGCCTGGAATGAATCCAGCACTAACACCTCCGTTAGAATCAGTCCAGAAACCATCCTGTGCAGTCAACCAATAGATAAAATCAGATTGGTCATTGGGTATTTCTGAATCTGTTGAAAACTCTTGTCTGAAATCTACAGTAGCACCTGATCCAGATGGCGATATTCCTTGATCGGTTAATCTAGGAGAGGAAGAATAAATCTTGGTTTTCATATCTTCGGTGAGGAGGTTTCCATAGTCATCATAAATGTCTAAATACAACCATTGTGTTGCATCTGGAGAATCAGCAGCGGCTCCTGCAAGTCTTGTATTAATATACTTCTGTAGTCTACCTGCAAGAGAAATATCTTCACGGGATGATCCATCGTTTCTAATAAGTCTTTCTGTACTAGTTCTACCATTTACTTGATTATACCCAAGACTAAATGCAGGAGTATAGCCTGAATCTATCATAAGATCAAGATCATCTTTCATTAACTTCTCATTATAATAACGAGGGATGTTATCAAAAAAGTCTGCGTCGGAAACACTAACACTAGCAGGAGCCGGCTCGGTTAATACGGGAGTTTCTGTTGGACTTGAGAGTCTTTTTACTTGCTCTCCTGTACTTGGATCTTGTAGTCTAAAACTAGCATTCCAGCCAGCCGTATCTTGTGCTGTATTACCATTACCAAATATTAACCACATATGGAGATTAGGCATACCCAACGCAGAGTCAAAGGTAGAACCATCACTAAATTTCAATTCTTGTTCTGGTCCACTACCCATAGGAAGATCACTAATATATTTCCTAGTATTAAAATCTGGAGTAGGAAGTCCATCGCCAGATATACCACCAAGATCTGGTCTTGGATTATACATTTTGTTTTTCTTGAAGTTGAAGTTTTTCCAACCTCTAGTTTCTGCATATCCAGCGCCATTGTCAGTCAATGCAAGAAACTGTATGTCTCTAACATATGATCTAAAGAAAGCACGATTTGGTATTGATGGCCCAGGCTGCTCCGCGTCCATAGGCCATGCTTCCGATCCAACGAGCAAATCTTTGTTTTCTAAGTATTCTACAAAGCCAGGATTAGTTAGACTCACATCAGACGAAGCATCCAACCATATACCATTAAGTCCTATACTTCTCCAAGGGGTTAACTGCTGATCCCAGAAAAATTGATCAGAAGTTGATCCTGATATTCCCCAATTGGCGATAGCGGTTGCTCCAGTTCCACCTACTCTTGGTTCTATTGCTCTTCTCCAAGGACTTACTGCACCTTGTCCTTGTCTAGCAGCAGTAACTCCTCCTTGGTTGTTTCCACCAGATCCTCCAATAATTTGCCAACCACCATTACCCGAAGATTGATTGGTCCCAAACTTATCTACTATTGATAAGTTACCCCAATCTAAATCGGCAGTTGTGGCGTTTGCAGCACCCGCTATTGTTGTATATGGAACTTTAGATCCCTGATAAACATAGAAACTAATAGGATCTCCCTGTTCGGCTTTACTCAATCTCCACGCATCAAAGTATGTCAACCAAGAGTCTTGTCTGTTTCTTTCAAATCCGTATTTACTTATGGGACTTGTTGATGTTGGATCGTCAATATTCCAATTACCGAGTATTTTACCACCATCGTTAAACCAACCATTAGGATAACCATTAGTTGTCCATGGCCTAGCATAACCAGTTGTTAGTGGATCATAGTATTTAAGATCAACCATCTCTAACGACCAAGCATCAGTTAATTTTAATAGGTTTCCGTTAGGGTCTAAAGAACCCGATCCACCCATCGCTGTCCATGATGCGGCGGGGAATTGTCCCGAACCTTGAACAAATTTATCTCGTAAAATAGTATCACCACTCGCATTAATCCAAGAAGCCGTACCTCCACTCATACCAAAATCAGGAGAATCATAATTTAAAATGTCTATAGTTTGTGCAAGATTGCCAGCAGGAGTCCAATATAAAAATCTTCTAAAACCCAACTTATACGCTGGTTCAAAATAAGCGTTTATGAGGAATTGAATGCCATCTTCAGATTCTTCAGCAAATAGTTCGGCTTTTTGTGTTTCTGTTAAAGAATTAAGATTAGCCTCAATTCTATCATCATTTAAACTTCTTGTTCTTGACTGATTTCTGGCTATAGTACTGAGTGGTGTTCCTGCACGGAAGAATGTTCGTGTAATACCATTATTTTCATCACCAGAAATTATATTTTCATCTTGAAAAGAAACGCCGCCGGCATAGTAATTACTACCATTTTCCTTTGACCAAGGAACGGACGCCATTGGACCACTACCATAAAAATTATTAAAGTAAATCGCACCACTTGTAGGGCCTTTTAAATCATCGTTAGGATTATCACCAACGGGATTGTATATGATCGAACGGGTCTGGATGTCATCTAGTGGATCATTAACGCTAAACTTGTTATTAACAGTAATAAAACATGTTAATACTTGACCTGACCTAGATGGATTATTTGGGATAGTTACAAAATCACCATTTCCGAAGCCTTGAGTAGCGACTATCTCAAAACCACCCTCTGTGTCACTATTATAAAAGATAAGGAATTTATAATCATGAGTTATTCCTTTTTCAAACGCTGTTCCTTCATTAATTAAAAATTGAAGTTTTCCTGTTTCACTATCAAACGTAGCGCCAGGTCCAGTAGATCCAGTAAAACCCTCCAGATACCATTCCTGAGTAACACTATCACTACCTGTTTCTGATGCGATCTCGTATCTAGCCGTTAGTGTTTTTCCTATTTGATCATTGATCGCAGCGTCAAATATACCTTCGCTGCCTCCTTCAGAACTCGTAAATATCTCGATTCCTTGATCATCAAAAAACTTAAGAGCCTCATAGTTTACCGTGGCGGTTCCTTCCGCGAAAGGTAAATTATTCGTAAGTATTTTATAACTCGATCCTTTGATTTCTCCTAGTCTATTATAGTTGAGAAGCACAAACAAGTTATGACCGGGAATCACATCAGGTTGGGCTGCCCATAGGCTCTTGGAATCTATATTATACATGGTGAGTCCCGAATTAAACACAGGAGGAGCAAGAGTAGCACCCAAAGTTCCCAATACATTTGAAGTTAACTTATCTGTATTTGTTTCACTAGTTGCAGTAACTTCTGCAAATATACCACCACCTAAAGCCCCTTCAGGCGGAGTTATAACTAAATCACTAGTTCCATCCAGTGATTCAGGTCCAGAGATTCCTACTTCTAATTCATAAGCATTTTGAAATGAAGGTGTTTCTAGTATTCTATACTCAGGATCACCCGTAACAAATCTCATGAGGTCCATTACTGGAGACCTGAGATTGGCACTGGCCGTCGCGTGGCCCATAATCCATTGTCCTGCAAATTCATGATCAGAAGGCATCCTGTAAAAAGGTTGAGTTCCTGAATCACCATCCCAAGTCTTCACTTCTGTTCCACCTAACAGACCACCTATTCCCTTTATTTTATCTCCGTTCCTGCTATACATGATTGGTATCATTATACCCATTCCGTGAAACCATAAAGCATTACCAAAACCACGATTTTGAACCTCCATGTTTATCATTTTTTTAACAGCAGGAACTCCATCGTCGCCAGGATCAGTAGTTAATCTAAAGTAGATTAAATCGCTCGAAGCGGTGACAAGTAGTTCTGGTGGGGCTCCGTTATCTGCTGCTATTTGTTGGATTTCTCGCGTTTTATTCCAGATTCCGCCGTCGTCGAATCCTTTCGCCCTATTGGCAATAGTCCAATCTTCAATATCATAGTTTAAGGTAGCACCTTCGGCTGACATAAATTGTACTGAACCTGAAAGTGGGGCTAGATATCGAAAAAAGTCAGGACAGCCCCCCGGAGGCGGATTTTCGGTACAGGATTCGAGTGGCTTGCTGACCCCCGCTAGGCAGTGCCCGCAGGTGCAGACCCATCGGTCACCTAAGTAAATAATTCGAGGATGACCTCCGTTAGTATAATCCGTAGGATTTGATGGTCGCCCACCAACGAACGCTGGGCCCTGCGTGACTCCTTTTTCTACAGTTAAAGTAAAAGGCCCTTTTACATTTGGTCTACGCCAACTACCTGAAGTTGCTCCGGAGTTCAGATATTTAAACCTATTCGACCATCCAATAGCCCTATAATCACAAAAATCTGCACCGTATCGATTAATCCAATAATTATTGTAATTAATCCCTGTTACATTTTGATCGTTAACGACATCAGTCCCGCTAGAGCCTGGGGCCAAAGAATTCCAATCTCTATCGTAAGTGTAAACTTCATTATATGTTACACCATAGGTTTCGTAATTATAATTATAAAAGTGACCCATGTATTATACTTTCCATGATTCGGGAGGCGTAATAAACCAACTTGTATCTGTTGTAACGCCCTCTGTTTTATTTATTTCAAATGATAACGTTGTTCCGTTAGTAATTCCAAATATACCTCCAGTTATAGATGCAGAAAGCACCTCTACAAAATCAACACTGGAACCAGCAAGAGTAACAAAACCGCCAGTACTACCCAACACAACACCACTTCCACCTACAGTTCTGAGAGAAATCTCTTGAACATCACCAACAACACCAGAGGCTAATAATTCAAAAGGAATATTTGTAGAGATCCATCCACTTTGATATTGATATTGTATTAGTACTTCGGCAGATCCCCCAACAACAGCAGCATCTACTTGAAAAGTAGTGCCTACAACAGGAAAAATATTAGAAAGAGTAAATACACTAAACTTACCAAAGTTTGGATCAGTCGATGAACTTGCAGGTGGAGTGGAAGATGAATTACTCTTTATAAAATTAGTTGAGTCTGCTGATGATTTTTTATCTTCAAATGAAAACGTAATAATTTTTGAGGGACTATCAGCCATATTAATACAACTCCACTTTATATCTGTATGTATAAAAAAACAGGGAGGGGAGCGAAAACTCCCCTCCCTACGGAGGTCATCTCAAATATAAAAAAACTATATCAGTCTGCGGCGCGTTCACGACGAACGGGACGATCATCACGCATTGGACGATCACCACGCTCTACGATCTTAGCACCACCGTCCCAGATTCCTGTGACGGTTCTTGCACTCCAAGCAACACCGCGAGCGGTGAAGGGAAGGACTGCGAAAAGCAGTACCCAAGTGCATAGAGGAAGTCCGAAGACTCGTTTACCAAGCCACCCACAGGGACATGGGGAGCAACTAGTCGAACATGTTTCTTTTACTTTATTAGTCATTTTTTATTTCCTTTCTAAAAAAAATCAGAAACTAAGAGTGATACCACTGCGGAGAACGAACTGTCCCGAATCGGAACCAGCACGCCATCCAGTGTTATCAGTTACAAAATTAGTACCAAGACTCTGAATAGCAAACCCGAAGGTGTTGGTCCAGACGAGTCCGTGAGCAAGATCGTAGTTACCACCTACGGTGAGTAGGTTAAGACTACCATCATAGTCACCAATTTCCCACTGTGCAAATCCTTCGAAGTCATCGAAGAACTTGTATGCAGCGGTAGTGACGATGGACCAGTTGTTGAGACTGCCTCCATCATCGTTGACGATCCAATCACCACCGATGCTAAGAGGGCCGTCGGCGTATGCAGCACCGAAGGTGAGACTATTCACACCTTCCGTAACAGAATCATAAGCCCAACCACCGTTAAGAGACACAGTATTATCCACATAATAAATTGCTGCGAAACCAATGGCATAGTTGTTGTCACCGACTCCTGCACCAGCGGTGTCGAAACCGTTGTTGTAGAAGGCACTGACTTCGAAGTCGCCGAAGGATCGGAAGGCTTCGACTCCAGTTCCTCGTCCCTGACCGAAGGTAAGGG